CGTATCAACGCTCTACAAATGCTTGGCAAGGTTACAGAAGTTGCAGCATTCACTGAGCGTAAAGAGCGTGTAGTGATTCACTCAAGCCTGGACCTCAGAGCAAAGATAGAGCAATCAATCAAAGAGTTGACCATTGAGGCGGAAGACATAGACGCTCTGAGCTTAGAGCATGAGTTACGTTTAAACGATGCATCAATTGTCACTGAGACGACAGAGTGTTTAAACGATGATGCTCCCCTAGAGAGAAATGGGGGATATGCAGACCCCACCGGGGAGGGGGAGGGGCAAAGTGACGGGGTGCAGGGGGCCAGCCCTATGCACAATATTCCACCCGAACAATTGCCTCCCATTTCATCTACCCCACCCCCTTCCAAAATGGACCCTATAGATATTGCATACCGAGATTTAAAAGACCCCCCGGGAGGCTTTAGATGACTCCCAGACAGCTAGAGGTATTTTTTGTCATTGATGAGTGGTGGAAGAAATATGGTTTTTCTCCTAGCATTGATGACATTATGATGGTCTTAGGTGCTAGAGGTAGAGGCAACATCCACCGGATATGTAATCGGTTGGTGGAGATGGGTGCGGTACGGCAACAGAAAGGAAAACAGAGGACGTTAAGACCGCAAGGGGTGAAGTTTAGGAAGATCCAAACATGAACTTGGATCAGGTCTTAAAGAAACTTCCGCATCTACCTGTGGAAAAACAGGCGGAGGTGTTGAAGTTATTAGATGAATACAAAGGTGCTAGGGATAGAGAAAGATCTCAGCATAGCTTTCTGCATTATGTGAAGAAGATGTGGCCCGGGTTTATTGCTGGAAGACATCACAAGTTAATGGCGGATAAGTTTGAAAGGATCGCTAGTGGTGATTTAAAGCGGGTGATCATTAATATGCCACCTAGACATACAAAGAGTGAGTTTGCTTCCTTTTTATTGCCTAGTTGGTTCTTAGGCCGATTCCCCCAAAAGAAGGTGATACAGACTTCTCATACGGCTGAGTTAGCAGTAGGGTTTGGCAGGAAAGTTAGGAACCTTGTTGGGGCGGATGTATATAAGGAAGTCTTTCCAAATGTCGGACTTCAGGCTGATAGTAAGGCTGCTGGTCGTTGGAGTACTAATCACGGCGGGGAGTATTTTGCTATTGGTGTGGGCGGTGCTGTAACCGGTAAAGGTGCGGATCTTCTTATTATTGATGATCCTCATTCGGAGCAAGAGGCTAAGTTAGCCATGACCGATCCCGGCATTTTTGATTCGGTCTATGAGTGGTATACGTCAGGCCCAAGACAGCGTCTCCAGCCTGGGGGGTCTATTGTTATTGTGATGACCCGTTGGTCTACGAAAGACTTGACCGGCAGGATTTTAAAGTCATCCATTGAGGATGAAAAGATTAATGAGTGGGAGATTATTGAGCTTCCCGCTCTTTTACCAAGTGGCAATCCTTTGTGGCCGGAGTTTTGGCCGATAGAGGAATTGGAATCTTTAAAAGCTGAACTGCCCGTTAGTAAGTGGAACGCCCAATATCAGCAAAAGCCTACATCTGAAGAAGGCGCGATTATTAAAAGAGAGTGGTGGAAAGTCTGGGAAGCAGATAGGCCACCTTCTTGTGAATTTATTATTCAAAGCTGGGATACGGCGTTTACAAAGAGTAATCGTTCAGACTACTCCGCTTGTACAACGTGGGGCGTGTTTCATCCTGATGAAGGTCCGGATGCTCATGTCATTCTTTTAGATGCGTTTAAAGAGCGTCTGGAGTTCCCTGATTTAAAGAGAAAAGCCTTTGAAATGTGGAAGGATTGGGAGCCTGATGCATTTGTTGTAGAGGCTAAGGCGGCTGGTGCGCCGCTTATTTATGAGTTAAGACAGATGGGGATTCCGGTTCAAGAGTTCACACCATCACGGGGAAATGATAAAGTGGTGCGTGTAAACGCTGTCTCTGACTTATTTTCCTCCGGAAAAGTATGGGCACCTCGCAAACGTTGGGCGGAAGAAGTCATGGAAGAGATAGCCGGATTTCCTTATTCGGACAACGACGACTTGACTGACTCTACCACCCAAGCATTGATTCGGTTTAGAAAAGGTGGATTTGTCCGTTTGCAAACTGATGAACCTGATGATCCCGTCTATTTTAGAAGAAAGGTGGGGTACTACTGATGATGGACAAATCCTTATCCCCGATGGTTATTGAGATAGAAGATCCTGAAGAGGTGACTATTGAGACCGAAGACTTTGCTTTAACCATAGGCAAAGAAGAGCCAGAAGAGGATTTTGATTCTAATCTGGCGGAATATATGGATGAGCGGGAACTTCAGTTCCTTGCATCCGATTTAATTAGGGATATTGAAGAAGATGAGTCCGCCAGGAAAGAATGGATTAAAACTTATGTAGATGGGTTAAACCTTTTAGGACTTAAGTATGAAGAAAGAACCGAGCCATGGCCCGGAGCTTGTGGTGTGTTTTATCCCATCCTGTCTGAAGCGGCGGTAAGGTTTCAGAGTGAATCCATTATGGAGCAGTTCCCAGCGGCTGGGCCTGTAAAGACTCAGATTGTTGGAAAAGTAACCCCCGCTAAAACTTCTGCGGCGGATAGGGTTCAAGAAGATATGAACTGGCGTCTTACTGAACAGATGCCTGAATACCGACCAGAACATGAAAAGCTATTGTGGTCACTGGCTTTAGCAGGGTCAGCTTTTAAGAAGATCTACTTTGATCCGTCATTAGGACGCCAAGTTGCGGTGTTTGTACCGGCTGAAGACATCATTGTGCCTTATGGGATTAGTTCGTTAGAGAACTCCCCGCGTGTAACCCATGTGATGCGTAAAACCGAGAACGACGTTAAAAAACTAATGGCGTCTGGGTTTTACCGAGACGTGGATTTACCCGAACCACAGAATGTTTTAGACGATGTGGAGAAGAAAAAAGCCGAAGAGATGGGTATGACGGCTACGATGGATCACCGATACAAGATATTGGAGATCCACGCGGACTTAGATTTACCGGGATATGAAGATAAAGGGGATGATGGAGAACCTACGGGGATCGCTTTACCCTATGTGATTACCTTAGATAAGCAAAGTAATACCGTTTTATCCATTCGGCGGAACTATTACGAAGAAGATCCGCTGAAATTAAAGCGTCAGCACTTTGTTCATTACATTTATGTCCCTGGTTTTGGGTTTTATGGGTTTGGATTAATCCATTTAGTCGGTGCTTTTGCTAAATCAGGTACGTCTTTAATCAGACAATTGGTAGATGCGGGTACTTTAAGCAACCTTCCAGGTGGTTTGAAGACCCGAGGATTGAGAGTTAAAGGTGATGACACCCCCATTAGCCCGGGAGAGTTCCGGGATGTGGACGTTCCGTCGGGTGCAATCAAAGACAACATCCTTCCGTTGCCTTATAAAGAGCCAAGTCAGGTACTTTTTACTCTCTTACAGACGATTGTGCAGGAAGGAAGAAGGTTTGCTGCCACGGCTGACATGCAAATCTCTGATTTGTCAGCAAATACCCCGGTTGGTACGACTTTAGCGGTCCTAGAAAGGACGCTCAAAGTGATGTCGGCGGTGCAAGCCCGTCTTCATTACTCCATGAGACAGGAATTCAAGCTCTTAGCGGCGATTATTCGTGATTACGCCCCTGAAGAGTACAGCTATGACGTGGATTCGCCCTACGGAAGGATGATTAAACAGGCGGATTACGACATGGTAGACGTAATTCCTGTGTCAGATCCTAATGCAACAACAATGGCGCAGCGAATTGTCCAGTATCAGGCTGTTTTACAGCTTGCTTCCCAAGCGCCACAGATCTATGACATGCCCAAACTCCATGCAAGGATGTTAGATGTCATAGGGATTAAAGATGTAGGTGACCTTATCCCCGCAGCTAAAGAAGAAAAGCCTCAAGACCCTGTATCAGAGAATATGGCGGTATTAAATATGAAGCCTGTAAAGGCTTTTATATATCAAGATCATGAAGCTCATATGGCTGTTCATACGACAGCAATCCAAGACCCTGTATTACGGGCAACGCTAGGGCAAAACCCGCAGGCACAGGCCATGCTTGGGGCCATGATGGCGCATATTAATGAGCATTTAGGGTTTCAGTACCGTCGTCAGATGGAAGAAACCATCGGGGTTCCCCTACCCCCGCCGGGAGAGTCTTTACCAGAGAGCATGGAGGTGGAATTGTCGCGTCTGGTGGCTGCTGCATCGCAGCAATTACTCCAGAAACACATGGCGCAATTTCAACAACAGCAGGCCCAGCAGCAACAACAAGACCCCATTGTTCAACAACAACAAATGGAGTTACAGATTAAGCAGGGTGAATTGCAACTTAAACAGCAGAAGACTCAAGCAGACCTTCAGCTTCGCGCTCAGGCTGAACAAAGCAAAGATGAAAGAGAACGTGAGCGTATCGCCGCGCAGGAACGTATTGCATCGGCGCAAATCCAATCACGGCTTTTAGAAAAAGCCGCAGAAGCACAACGAGGTGAGTAATGACCTTCGCAGAAGCGGTTTCGTTAGAAATTCTTAAGCAAGTCAAGTATTTATCAGAGACGCTCTCGCAAGGAAGCATCAAGTCATTTGATGAATACAAGCACGTTTGTGGTCAGATTCAAGGTCTTTTGACTGCAAATGAGATCCTTAAAGACCTTGCAGAAAGGATTGACGATGACTGAAGAAAAAGCCACGCAACTTCCAGAACCTTCGGGTTACAGGATGTTGTGCTTTATTCCAGAGATTGAAGATAAGTTTGAAAACGGGCTACTCAAACCAGACAGCCTGCAAAAGATTGAAGAGTTCAGCACGGTTGTTTTGTTTGTAGCCAAGATGGGTCCGGATTGTTTTAAAGACAAAACCAGATTCCCTAATGGTCCGTGGTGTAAAGAGGGCGATTTTATTTTAGTCCGCGCTTACTCAGGCACCCGATTCAAGATTCACAACAGGGAGTTTCGTTTGATTAACGATGACTCGGTAGAAGCTGTTGTGCAAGACCCACGCGGTATTACCCGCGCATAAGGAGCAGTTATGAGTGAAGAGAAAATTACCGTTGAGATTGAGGACGATACACCGCCTCAAGATCAAAACCGAACGCCGATTAAAAACCCTGACATTGCTGACGAAGAGATTGAAAAGTATTCTAGTGATGTCCAACAGCGTTTAAAGCACCTTAAACATGGGTATCACGATGAGCGTCGGGCTAAAGAAGCTGCTGTAAGAGAAAAAGAAGAGGCTATTGCTTTTGCCCAGAAACTGGCCGAAGAGAATAAAAAACTTCAGGAAAGAGTTTCTAACGGTGAATCAACCCTAATTAAAACCTTGCAAACAGCAAGCGACGGTGAAATTCAATCTGCAAAAAAAGCTTTACAACAGGCTTTAGAGTCCGGTGATGCAGAAAAAATAGTTGAGGAACAAGCGAAGTTAAACGCGGTGCAAATGCGCCACGAAAGACTTAAATCGTTTAAACCACCTGAAAAGCATTTGACTAAACAGGAAAAGCCTGTTTACACTCCGCCTATTAGGGATACCCGGGCCGAATCATGGAAAGAAAATAATCCGTGGTTTGGTGATCCCGATCATGAAGAAATGACAGCTATGGCAGTGGCCGTTCACAACAAGCTCACTCGTGAGTATGGGAACGAATACGCCAAGACAGATGAATATTATGAGAAGATCAATCGGCGAGTCCGAGAGAAATTCCCAGAATACTTCGGTGAGACTCAGGATGACACCGAAGAAACTCCCAAAAAGCGTCCTGCAACGGTGGTTGCACCCGTGCAACGAAGCTCCCCGCCGAAACAAATAAAGCTTCGCAAATCACAAGCTGAGATTGCTAAACGGCTTGGTGTCCCCCTTGAAGAATACTATCGGAAGATGGTTGAACTGGAGCAACGAAATGGTTAATAAAGTACCCCGTGAGCATGAGACCCGTGAAGAAGCACAACGGCCTATGACATGGCGTCCTCCTTCTTTGTTGCCCGATCCTGACCCTCGCCCGGGCTGGCGTCATCGCTGGGTAAGAGTAACGCTTCTGGGACAGCCCGATGATCGCAATGTTAGCGTTCGCTACCAAGATGGATTTGAAGCCTGTAAATGGGAAGATTATCCAGAGATGGAAGCAAAAATGCCAACGGTTAGAAACAAAACCGGCAACATTGAAACAGGTGGCGTGATGTTATGTAGGGCGCCGCAAGAGATGGTTAATCAGCGTAATGCTTATTATCAAAAGCAAGGGTCTGATTACATGAGTTCGGTGAACAGTAACTTCATGCGTGAAAGCGATCCGAGAATGCCTCTGTTTAATCAGAGTCGCTCGGAGACTAAAAACTTCCGTTAATTTTTAGGAGTTAAGCATGGCTTACCCGACGATTGATGGCCCTTATGGGCTGCGTCCGGTCAATTTGATCGGCGGTCAGGTATTTGCCGGAGCCACTCGCCAGCGCCGGATTTATTCTTCTAGCGCAAGCTCAATTGGCTTTGGTGATCCTGTGAAGTTTGATAGCAACGGTTGTATCGTTGTTTGTACAGAAACGACTGCTGCCCCGACTACCGGTTTTGCCGGTGTATTTATGGGCTGTACGTTCATTTCTTCTGTGACGGGTCAACCCACATTCTCGCAAGCTTGGATTGCTAACACTTCGGTAGCTAGCAACACCAACATTATTGCGTATGTTTGTGAAGATCCCGATCAGTTGTTCCAAGTCTGCGGTGTTAGCGGAACTACAGTTGTTTCAACAACCTCTGGTTTTACTTATACCGACGTTGGTTTAAACGTAGCCTTGGTGGCAAACACCTTGAATACGACGACCAAAGACTCGCGTTATGCAGTGGATATTGCTTCTGGCGCAACAACCCAGACACTTCCGCTGCGAGTCATTGACGTGGTGCCTGACACGGCATTTACCTATAGCAGTACGCTTTACTACCCCGAAATCATCGTTAAGTTCAATGCACCGTATGTTGTGCAAGCGACTGGCGTGGTGACTGGTGGTCATGCGTACAACAACCCAGTCGGACTGTAAGGGGAACATAAATGGCTATTTCACGCGCACAACTACTGAAAGAGCTTCTCCCCGGCTTGAACGCATTGTTCGGCATGGAGTATGCTCGTTATGGTGAAGAACACAAAGAGATCTACGAAACCGAGACCTCTGAGCGTTCGTTTGAAGAGGAAACCAAGCTGTCTGGATTCTCTGCCGCTCCGGTGAAGAACGAAGGCGCTGCGATTGCTTATGACAACGCGCAGGAAGCTTGGACCGCCCGTTACCAGCATGAAACGATTGCCATGGGCTTTTCAATCACCGAAGAGGCGATTGAAGATAATTTGTACGACAGCCTCTCTGGCCGTTATACAAAAGCTCTGGCACGTTCTATGGCTTACACCAAACAGGTGAAAGCAGCAGCCGTGCTGAACAACGGATGGGCATCTACCGTAACTTACGGTGATGGACAGCCTCTATTCTCTACGTCACATCCGCTGGTATCAGGCGGCACTAACAGCAACACGCCTTCCACCCAAGCTGACCTGAATGAGACTTCTCTTGAGAATGCCGTCATTCAAATTGCAGCATGGACGGATGAACGTGGTCTGTTGATTGCAGCACGTCCCCGCAAGTTGATTGTTCCTTCTAACCTCCAGTTCGTGGCAACGCGTCTGTTGGAAACTGAACTCCGTGTCGGTACCAACAACAACGACATCAACGCCATCAAGAACAACGGGTCTATCCCCGAGGGTTATACGATCAACCACTGGCTGACGGACACCAACGGCTGGTTCCTTACGACCGATGTTCCTAATGGTCTGAAGCACTTTGTTCGTGTGCCGATGGCTACTGGAATGGATGGTGATTTTGATACCGGAAACGTTCGCTATAAAGCCCGTGAACGGTACTCATTCGGGGTCTCAGATCCTCTCGGTATCTTTGGCAGCCAGGGGGCTTGATATAAATCAAGCACTTAGCGCAGAGAACCCCGCTTTGGCGGGGTTTTTTGTTTTCTAATCTTGTTGTGGTATATTCCCTGTTACTAAGTCACAGGAGATGAAATGGATACCACAAGCCTACCTAAAACTCGCAAAGAAGCGCAAAACAAAGGTGCTAAGTATTACTTCACGGGGGAGCCATGCAAACATGGACACTTAGCTCCACGCAAGACCAAGGGTGCGTGTATTGAGTGTTTGAAAGTGGAATGGCAGCAAGCTGCTGAAAAGCGTAGTGATTACTTCCGTGAGTACAACAAACGCGAGGATGTTAAAGACAGAAAGAATGAATGGTATGAAGCTAACAAAGAACAGGTTATTCAAGCTGCCGCTATTAGACCGCCAGAAATTTTGCGTCAATATAGAAACGCATGGAAGCTAAACAATAAACTTCAAGTAAGAGCTGATACAAAAGCAAGAAGAAGGAAACATAGAGAGGCGACACCAAAATGGCTTTCTAGAAAACATAAATCGGAGATTCGGCAGCTTTATCAAATTGCAATCACCATGACTCAGACCACAGGAGAGCAGTATGTCGTTGACCATATTATTCCTTTGCGGTCAGATATTGTTTGCGGCCTTCATGTTCCATGGAATCTTCGTGTTATGACGCAGGAAGAAAACCTACGCAAATCCAATAAGCTCATTGACACCTAGCGTTTAAACTGATACAAAGAGGCACTAGGATTTTTACCTGTACCGACTGGCCTAGCAGACTTAGTAGAGACGGTATGGGGATGAGCTACTACTCGGAGTTATTATGGCAATCACTACCTTTGATGGTCCTATCCGTTCACTGGGCGGCATTTATCAGCAAGGTCCGTCCACCATTGTAGAAATCACAGCAAGCACCACACTTACCCCGCTGGCTCATGGCGGCAGGATTATTTCTGTTGGTGGTTCACTAGCAGCTAACGTGGTTCTTACGCTTCCTGCAATTAATACATCAGCTAACGTATCTTCGTCTGGCCCGGGCAACAACCCCAATACAGCCAATAACGAAGGCGTTGTTTACACCATCTGGGTTCCAACGACAATCTCCACGTCTTCGCTAAAGATTGGCACAGACGGAACAGACCGGTTTGTTGGATCTATTGCAAGTGTAGACACAGACTCATCGGGCGCCATGGCAGGATTTACTGCTGGTGCAAACGATGACTTTATCAATCTAAATGGCACGACAACTGGTGGCGTTGCAGGCACATGGGTGCAGATTGTTGCGGTTGCGGCGCTGAAGTATATGGTGACCGGCTTAATCAATTGCACGGGTTCTCCTGCCACACCGTTTGCAACGTCTTAATAGGGGCGCATCATGGGGATGCAAACCGATGTTAAACAGGCGCACCTCAATGGATCGGGCTTCTTAGTTAAGAGTCCGGTCCGTGTTAAAGGTGTTTCGTTTTATGGCAGTGGAAGCGCCGGTACTTTGGTTCTGTTTGATACATCTGCGGCAGCGGTATCTGCAAGTGTGACTTATGGCCGTTCAGGTACGACGGTGACTGTAACCAAAACGGCACATGGCTTAATCACAGGCAATGTCATTGGTATTCACTTTGCTACTGGCACAGGCGGCACGGCAACGGATGGAACGTATACGATCACACGGGTTGATGCCGATACGTTTACCCTGACAGACATTAACACTGGAACAATCACTGGATCGCCAGCAGCGGTATATGCTGTCGGGCGCTGGTTATTGACTTATGAGTGTGACACCACTGATGTCTTTCAAAATGCTCCGCTTATCCCCGGCGAAGGTGTAAAGGCCCAAACGGGCGTCTATGCTTACGCCAGTAATATTGCCGCGACGCAGATCTATTATGGCTAAGTCTCCGGCGTGGCAACGCAAAGAGGGTAAAAACCCAAAAGGTGGTTTAAACGCTAAAGGCAGGGCTTCTTATAATGCAGCCAATCCCGGAAAACCGGGATTAAAGCCGCCGCAACCAGAAGGCGGCGCAAGAAAGAAATCCTTTTGTGCGCGTATGGAAGGCATGAAAAAGAAACTGACTTCAGCCAAAACCGCTAACGATCCAAATAGCCGAATCAATAAAAGCTTAAGGGCATGGAAGTGCTAAATGGAAACCAGTACGCTTGTTTGGAATTTAGTCACATCATTCTTTGTGGGTCTGGTGATGTTCATGCTTAAACAAGCGTCTGATGAACAGAAGCGCATCCAGATCTTATTGAATAGAACCCGGGAGGAAATTGCCCGTGATCACATTACTCGTGCAGAAGTTCGTGCAGATCTTGAAAAAATCATGGAACGGTTTGACTCAGGCTTTGAAAGGCTTGAAGCAAAGATTGATGCCCTCGCAAAGAAAGGATGATCATGGCCCGAATGAATAAAGATGACCCCCGCCAAGGTCGTGGTTATCATGGCGACAGTGCATATAACCCCAACTTTGATATGGTACCCACTCAGAAAGAAAAGGGTGCTATGCAACAAGAAGTGGAAGACAAAAAGCTTCGTGAGATGGATAAGCGTCCTAATCTTGGCCGTATGTTTAAGTCAGGTGGTTTTGTCCGTAAAGCTGACGGATGTGTAACCAAAGGCCATACCAAAGCCAAACAGGTGGTGATGAAATGAAAAAACGTAAAGTAAAGCGTTATGACGAAGGCGGCTTTCTTGCTGACTTTGAGCGCGAACCGTTAAGAGATTCAAGTGGCGAGATTGTAAGAGACAGCAGCGGAGAGCCTGTTATGTCAGGAAGTTCTCCGGGTCGTGCAAGATCTATGGGTACTCCGGACATGCAAAGCATACGCATGAAAACGGATCGTGCAGCGACTATGGGTGGTATTGAGGCTGCTGAAGCAGAAGAAGGTCGTGCAGCACGGGCTATGCTTGATACGATGAGAAAGCCTGCACAGCCTGTTAGGTCAGAATATGACGCTCAATCCGGTCTTGATTATGCGCCGGGGATAGGGAATCGTAAGCCTATAGCCTCAGCAAAACCTCCGACAAAACCTGCCGTAGTTAAACCAACCAAGCCTGTTGTTTCTAGTGGTCGCGGTGGTTCTGGTATGACTGCTGAACAGTTTGAAGAGGGGCGCAGGAAGTTTGCAGAAGATGAAAGAAGAAGAAATCTTAGTAGACTTCAAGCCACTGATAAGCCTCTAGAAAGAGTTAATCCAGAGATGAACTTATTGGGCGGTCCTGCGCTTCGCGGGCTTAAAGCACTAGGCGCTGGTCTTGCAGGAAAGATGGCCGCAAGAGAAGCCCCAGCCGCTGCTGGGATGTTAGGCCGTGCTAAGAATGTAGGCGAAAATTTAACTAAAGACATGGGGCCTGTTCAATATGCTGGCAGGCGCAGTATGCTTCAAAATCAAAGAGGCGAAGGTGTTATTACTCCAAAGGCGCCTCCCCGAGGTGGTGGTACTGATCCCGGTGCGCGTCGTCCAACAAGGGATGAATTAGATATTGAGAGAATGGGTTCTGACTATATGAGAAAAGGCGGCAAGGTAAAAAAATATAAGTCAGGCGGGTCTGTATCTAGCGCATCTAAACGCGCTGATGGTATTGCTATTCGCGGCAAAACTAGAGGGAAGTACATCTGATGGACAAGGTCGGAAAAGTCATGAGAGAGTTCAAGGAAGGCAAACTTAAGTCTTCCTCTGGACAAAAAGTTACCAACCCCAAGCAAGCAATTGCAATCGGAATAGCGGAGCAAAAAGCCATGAAAGGTTACAAAGCAGGCGGTGAGCCGATGGGCATGATGAAGAAAGAAGTTGCATTCATGAAAGCCAAGAAAGCCCCTAAAGCCATGATCAAGCATGAAATGGCTGAGATGAAGGGTATGAAGAAAGGTGGCTCAGTCATGCAGTCCAAGATGGGTGCTGTTAAGACTGCTGCGCCTTCAATCAATGGGGTTGCTATGAAAGGCAAGACCAAAGGCAAGATGGTTAAGATGAAGGCTGGCGGTAGTTATTCGTGCTAACACGGCAGAAGACATGGCTGTTTCAAATGAAGATGTTAGGGCATATGTTGAATATGTTTTATCACTTGACATGTCTGATGCCGACAAGGCAGCAACAATCAATGCTGCGGCAGAGGCTTATGGTGTAAGCAATGAGCAAATATCACAGGCGACAGGTTACAGCCAAGAGGTTGTAAACGCATATCTTGGGGCGCCGGAACCTCCTGCCCCGGTTTACGAACCACCCCCTCCACCGGTTTATGAGCCTCCACCACCGGTTTATTACGAACCCGAGCCTGTCTACGACTATGCGGCAGAACGTGCCGCAATAGAGGCGGCACAAGAAGCGGCCAGACAGGAGGCTGCAAGACAAGAAGCAGCAAGAATAGCTGAACAACAGCGCATAGCCGCTGAACAAGAAGCTGCAAGACAAGCGGCTATCAGACAAGAACAAGAACGACAGAGATTAGCAGCCGAAGAAGCAGCAAGACAAGAAGCAGCTAGGCAAGAAGCTATCAGGCAGGAACAAATCCGTCAAGAACAGATCCGACAAGAGCAGATCCGACAGGAACAGGAAAGGCAAAGATTAGCGGCTGAAGAAGCAGCCAGACAAGAAGCCATTAGACAAGAAGCGGCAAGAGTTGCCGCTGAACAAGAAGCCGCTAGACAGACGGCTATTCGTGATTACATCACAGGCATTCTTAATAACCCCGCGCTGACGGATTATGAAAGAGCGCAACAAATCAACACGGCTGCTGCTCAGAATAATGTAAGCAGGGAAGAGATATCAAAAGCAATTAATATAGGTATTGAAGATGTTAACAGTTATTTAAATCAACCGGCGCCTACATTTACAGCAACTGATGGAACAGTATTTTCGTCGGAAAACGACAGAAATGTTTATCAAAAAAACATTGAAGCTGCGGCTGAAGCGCAGCGAATTGCTTTAGAGCAGCAAATTGAACAGCAAAGAATTGCTACCGCTCAAAGAGAGCAGGAGACTAAAGAAAGAGATCAGGCTTCTGCTGTTGGTATTAATCTTCCAGAAAATTGGTTTCAACTTGACACGCAAGACAAAGTTGATTGGCTTGTTGGTGCAAAAGTTACTGAAGGTCAACTTCGGGATTATGGCGTTACACAGACAGATCTTGACGCTCTTAAAAAAGAATATGGGTATTATGATGCTCCGGCAAAAGAGGCTGCGGAGTTTAAAGAAAGGTCTGAGGCCGGGATAGGTTCACTTTACCAAGAAATACTAGGAAGAGCGCCAACAGCATCAGAACTAAGCCAATACGCATCACAGTTTGGCGATGTCATATCGCCAGAAGAAAGGGCAACTTTTTTAACAGGCGCCGCCCAAGAGCTTTCAGATAAAGCTTTTGCTAAAAAAGCCGAGGATTTTAAACAAAAAATTATTGCTGGAAACCCTAGTGATGACACCCTAATTGAAAGGGTTGTTTCAGAATCAATACTGAATAAATGGTCTCCACAAGAAACAATCGCACTAATAGACAAGGCGTTTAATAGAACGACAACGATGGCTGAGTACGAATCAGCCATGCAGAACGTCTTTCAAGATAAGGTCGCCAATTTACTTTCTAATGGTGCAACGATTGCGGATCTTAGGGCGATTGCCACAGAGCAAGGCATTCGCCCAGATGTTGCTGACGTTATTATCAGTCAAACAGCAAATGAGCTTAAAGCTGAAGATATAAGAAACCAAACCAAAGGTTTCATTAATACAACCACGGCTGATGGAAAAACAACCAGCACCTTAGACGTTGGCAAGCTTATCAATTGGGCAGACGCGAACAATCTTTCGTACACCGACGTAGCTAACGCACTTAAAACAACCTTTCCTTCCCTAACCACAGACAACTTGGTTTTTGAGAAGGATCGGTCCATCTTTGTTGGGCTAATAGATCCAAAGACCAATCAGGTTGATTTCCCGAAAGCTATTTCAACGGCTATTGATCGCGGGATTGAACTGGATAATCTTGCGAAATTTTACGGTAAAACTGAAGCTGAATTTAAAGACTTGGTTCAAAGCAATCTTGGAACGATTGCCAATAGTTTACGGACACAAGGCATTAATCCTGAAGCAGGTTTAAACGACCTCTTAGGGCTGAAAGAAGCTGACACGATAGCCGCACTTAAATCATTTGATCAGGATGTTTCTATCCGGTCATCGTTAACCGATAAACAAAAAGACGGCTTAACCTTAAATGAAATCTTGGATGAAATAAGCACATCCGGGATGAATATTAATGATTTTGTCAAACGATATTTTGGTGAAGACAAAGGCGACTTAGTTACATCACTCAAAGCAGAGGAGAAATTCACGCCACAAGAACGTCAATGGCGGGAGGCAGCTTCAGGGCTTACGAATCTAACGCCACAACAAGTGGTGGATTTCCAAACGGCAGAGAAGCTGTCAGATGCTGACATGGACCGCATCTTTGGTATTAAGTCAACCGATTTAAATACATATCGGGCGCAAGTGCGGGATGCGTTTATTACAACAGGTTTAAATCAATTACAAGCTAGCGACAACAAACTTGATTACTCTGAAATTCTTTCGTTTGCAAAAGAAAATAATATTCCGTTCACAGAAATTGCAAAGTATATTGCCACACCAGAAAAACAAGAAGAAGCTGTTAAAACACTGCAAGACGTGTCAACCACCCAAGCGTTTAGAGAGTCGCTTGTCGGGACTCAAGTGTCGGATTATCAGGGCAACAAATACGATGCTACACAGTTGCTTAAATTGGCAGATCAAATCAAACAAAATTTTGATTTGAAATCGTCAAGCGGCGGCGTATACCAAACAGAAGGACAAAGTGTTGGCTTTAATTATGATGAAGCCAGCAAGCTATTCCCTGAAGGCAAGAGTCCCAAGGTTGTTGATCAAGTTGCTCTTGATATGGCAAGAGGGCTGATGAGACAAGGTATTACAGACGTTTCAGAAATATCTAAGTACAAACCCACAGAAGTCATTGAGCAATTTCAAGGAGAAGGTTCCCCGATAGATTACACAGTCACTAAATACATTGACCCTGCCACGGGCAAAGAATTTTCGCCTTATTTAGGCGCGACCTATACCGGAGAAGGTGGGACTAACTATCAAGTTAAGTTAGACGCATCTGGGGCGCCCGTGTTTTCAACATCATTTGAGGACACTTCAGACAAGCAAGAAATAGGAATGATGCTTGCTTTTGCGGCAGCAGTGTTTGCCCCACAGATACTTCCAGAGTTAATTGGAACTACTGTTGGTGGTGTAGAACTGGCTGCGCTAGGTGGAGAAATGGTCGCCGGGACAGGTCTAACAGGGCATCTAATGGCAGCGGGTGTATCGTCAACAATAGCACCTTATGCCGCTTCGGTACTTGTTAATGGCACAGTTCAGGGGCTTATGGCAGAGGCTGGCGGGGGAAGCTTTGAAAAAGGATTTATCACTGGCGGTGTGGCGCCGGTAATAGGTCAGCTTGCTACAAACGCTATCAACACGACGTTAAGTGATCTAAACCTACCCGCAGGAGTAGACAAAGCCGTTGGGAATGCAGTAACACAGCTTATAGCCAAAGGCGAAATAGACCCTACGCAAATGCTTATAGCAGGCGTATCGCCAACGATCAGCAAAACAATTCAAGATGCAACGGGTTTAAACACGGCCCAGACTAATTTACTGCTCAACACTATCGCATCCGAAGGCAAGAATTTACAAGCCTTACTAAATCCAACAACAGCAATAACCTTTATCAATCAAAACAAAGGCATCTTTGACAACATTGGGCTAGATGCCGCATCAGGTACAACGTCTATTACATCAGGACAACCCGTAGATCTTGGTGCGTTTAATGAAGACCAAGTAGCACAGCTTCAAGGGAAAGAAACAACTAAGCCAGACAGCACACTGAGCGACGTTATTAACACCGGTTCAGCTGTTACTGGAAACGGTGACCCTGTATTTTTAGACAACTCTACAAAAGTATCTACGGAGTCAAACTCCCAGACAAAAACAGAAATTATCCCCGGAGGGTCAATCACAATTATTCAGGGTCAACCAAAGATCACTACCGACCCCGTAACAGGTGAAGCGGTCATAACTTCCGAGGATGCTGCTTATGTTCCCGTCCTTGAATATTACAAAGGACCAAATGGCACGATTTATACGCGGGATCTTAGGAACGATACGATCACTCAGTATTTGCCACAGGGCCAAGGAGAGGAGGTTCTTGGCGGTCAACTTATTCTTGACGAAAACAGTAAGAATCTTGGCACGGTAGTTTCAGGTTTACCCCCGGGCGCAACATTTTATAAGACCGCTTACACGTCAGATATCACAGCCGGTTCAACTGTTGGAGCCAGTTTACCAAAATCCGGGGATGAGTATATTCTTACAGAATCAGTTGACAGCAGAGTAAATAGACCTGCGTACCTAACAACAACTGATTTACCAGACGGCACAAAACAAGTTATTAACAACATTACTGGCGATAGAGTGATACTTGATGCTGACGGTAATGTAGCTCAAGAATTTTTGGGTAAATATTCAAAGCTTAATAATTTTGTTAATTCATTGACCGGCACAGCTCAAGTTGGCATTGCTGGATTAGGTAAGAATTATGCAGGTGCGGTGCAGCAAGCTGCTTTGAAATTTGACATTGATGCACCCGGAGTACAGAAGCTTATTGATTTCTTCCAAGACGTTGAAACTCGGGGTGGCGTTATGCGTCCTGAGTTTGTCAATCAATCAAGAGAAAAATTTATTCAAGATGCTTATAAAGACATTCAAGCCGCTGCTGATAAAAGTGAGACTGGTCAGCCTTCTATGGCTGATCAATATGAAGCTATTAAAAATGCCATCAAAAACAATCCAGTTGGAGCGTTTACTTTATTTGGCGAAGAGCTTGTTCAAAACCCAGAAATTTTACTTCTTGGCCCGGCAAGATTAGTGGGAGCATTTATTTTAAATGTCGCAGAATCTTCAGGAGCGCAAGCTTTACAAAAAGCAAATGAATTAAAACAAGCTGATATCAGAGCTGGCAACACTTTAAAAACAGATAAAGAATATGCCAAATTAGCAGCATCAGACGCAGGCATTGCGGCTGTTGTTACTGGCGCTATATCTATGATTCCGGGGCTTGGTGGCCCAGTTGCCAAGACCATCAAGGAAATGACCTCCGAGTACCTTGAAGAATTCACTATAGCCAAGATGACTGGCAAGAGTGATGCAGAGGCTGCGACAAACGGCGCGGTAGGTGCATGGTTAGGCGGTAAGGTTGCAGCAACGTCAGAGTTGGGGAATGCTGCCCAGCAATACACCGCAGGCAAGATAGGCGTTCAGCCGGTCCCAGAGGTAGCGATAGGTGCAAGCAAAGTTCCCGACGCAAGACTTGAGGTAGTAGGGAAACGCCCGTCACTTCCAGACGGTATCAATATTGAGCCTCCATCTCTTCCGACAGGGATTGTTGCCGAGCCTGTAAAACCAGAAGATGCCATTAGTCAGATTATTAACAATACAGGTATTGTTTCAACGCTTCCTTCTGATCAGGGTGTGACGTCACCTGTAGTTACCTCAACTGAGGTACCGCTAAAACAAATTCCGCTTGGTGATGGCGCATCGTCTCCGATTGTTGACTATAACCAGCGCAAGATTGTTCTGGTTGATGTAGATGGTCAACAAATACCATTTTATTTAAGCACTGGATTGGCGGGTAAGGAAGGCGTTCCATCAGGTCAATGGTATCCATTCTTCGGGATCAGTCAGCAATACGACCAAAATGGCAATCCAATTGCAAGCACATGGATCAACAAAGGTTCTGAGCAAGAAATGGCTTCTTACTATGGAAGCCCAACGCTTGCTGAAATAGGCAAGAAGCTTGATGAAAGCATTGGGGACATAAGATTTCAAGACACACTTGACGGTAAACCTATACCGAGTATTTCGGGGCAGGCCTTAGATTCGCCATCTATCTCCGCCATTAATGATGGACTTACCCCGGCGCGTGTCGTTAACACGCCTCAAGGCATGGTGGTTATTTCATCTGATGCTGGTAACTTAGATAAGAGTATTAATGCGGTTAGGCAGATCGTTATGCCAACCGATAATCAAAAGTTTGTTGTTGACGGCGCCATTCAAAAAATTCAAAACGGCCAGATCACAACACCTGAAAAGCTCAACGATGTACTACAACAGTTTGTAGACAATGGAACATTAAAATCTGATCAGCTTCCTGCTGTAATTGGCGCTATTAATCAGGCTACAAATATTTCTGCTGCCGTACCACCGGCGACAGGGATTGTTTCCACACTCCCGCCATCAGCAGGAACCCCCACGGGTATTGGAATTGTTTCTACATCCCCGGAGACAAAACCAGTTACTCAACCAGAGGCTCAACCAGAGATCATTGCCCAGCCGGGTACAGGAAATCAGCCGGATATCGTAGTACAGCCAGAAGTTGTAACTCAGCCAGATATACAACAGCAACAACAGCAACAACAACAGACTCAACAACAGCAAACTCAACAACAACAGCCTCAACCTGTTGTCCAACCACAACCAGAAGTTAAACCAGAGGTTCAACCTGTTGTCCAACCACAACCAGAAGTTAAGCCAGAAACTCAGCCTGTGGTTCAGCCTGAGATTAGGCCAGAGGTTGATCAAAAACCATTCATTGATGTTGAGCCTCCTAAACCAGTTGCTGAAACTCCTACGGTGAAGCCGGGGGAGTTTGTATTTTCACCAGTTGACCAACAAATTATCAACACGATTATTGGCACTCCTATTTACCAACCGACACCTACCACTACGCCTACTACTACGCCAACTATCACTACACCAACCACTACGCCTGTTAAGCCTGTCACTGTACCGAAGGTCCCGACCATACCTTTCTTCCCATTTATTCCTATTCCTTCAGGTCAGCAAACAGGCGAAACCGATTACGGTCAACCGGAACCTATGCCTTTTGATGCTTATGGGATTTTCAACTTGCCGCCGCCGGAATATACTCGGTCATATGGTCCTTTGGCAGACGTAGGAATCATGTCAGGAGCAACTAAATGATGCCATCCCGAGGAATGGGCGCAATTAACCCAAGCAAAATGCCCAAGGCGAAAAAGATGAAGCGCCGGGATAATACGGACTTCCTTCAATTCAAAGAAGGCGGCTCTGTTAACGAAGCGGGAAACTACACAAAGCCTGAGCTTCGCAAACGCATTGTTGCTCAAGTTAAAGCCGCAGCCACACATGGCACAGGTGCAGGGCGTTGGTCCGCGAGGAAGGCACAGCTTGTAGCCAAGAAATATAAAGCTGCTGGTGGCAGTTACAGAGATTAAGATGAAAACTCCTCAACAATCCCTCAAAGCTTGGGGTGACCAGAAATGGAGGACCAAGAGTGGCAAAAAGTCATCTGATACTGGGGAACGCTATCTTCCAGAGGCGGCGATCAAATCTCTTTCAAGTGCAGAATATGCAGCCACCACCAGAGCTAAACGAGCGGGAAAGGCAAAAGGGCATCAGTTTGTCGCCCAACCCAAAGCAATTGCCAAAAAGGTGGCCCCATTTCGGAAGGTAGGTAAATGAGTACCACAGGCACTACCACATTTAACCCTAACTTAAACGAGTTAGTGGAAGAGGCGTTTGAACGCTGCGGGGCAGAACTTAGGTCTGGTTATGATTTAAGAACGGCGAGGAGAAGTTTAAACCTCATGCTCACTGAGTGGGCCAATCGCGGAATCAATATGTGGACCTTAGAACAAGGCTCTATTATGTTGATGGCGAATCAGATTACCTACCCGCTTCCTATTAACACGGTAGATCTGGTGGAAACCATCATCAGAACCGGGACAGGTACTAATCAGGTTGACATCAACATCAGCCGTATATCAGTAAGTACTTACTCTACGATCCCTAACAAGCTAGCAACAGGCAGACCTATCCAGATCTACATTGATCGCCAAGGTGGTCAGACCTATACATTCACAGGAACTTTAGCCGCAACCATCAACTCATCAGTCACAACTATTCCAATGACAAGTTTAAACGGCATCCCATATGCCGGTTACGCCAACATTGACTCTGAGACGGTGTACTACTATGGAACCTCTACGCAAGCTGAGAATGTGGCAACCGGGGTATCGGCGTATGCAACGCTTAATAATGTTGTTCGTGGGCAGAACAATACAACGGCTGCGTCTCATAGTTCGGGCGCTGCCGTAACGAATACGAAGTTTCCTAACGTCACGGTCTGGCCTGCGCCTGATCAAGGGTCAATTACAACACCTTACTATTATTTAATTTACTGGAGGCTCAGAAGACTCCAAGACGCAGGTAATGGTATTAACGTGGAAGATATTCCTTTCCGGTTCCAAGAAGCTTTAACGGCGGGATTGGCTTATAAGCTGTCCATGAAAATCCCACAGGCCATGGAAAGAATGCCCATGTTAAAAGCCATGTATGATGAAGCATGGCAATTAGCAGCCGATGAAGACCGGGAGAAGGCGCCGATTAGGTTTGTCCCTCGTCAGTCATTCTTAGGAACAGGCGGCAATGCCTAATCAATTTGCCAGTGGTAAGTATGCGATTGCACAATGTGATGTGTGCGGGTTTCGCTACAAATTAAAACAGCTAAAACCGCTGACAATCAAGACAAAAAATGTCAATATACTAGCCTGTCCTGAATGCTGGACCCCGGATCAACCGCAACTACAGTTGGGGATGTATCCGGTCAATGACCCGCAAGCTGTTAGGAATCCTCGTCCCGATTCCAACTCGTATTACCAGTCAGGCTACAACGGGATGCAAACCAACAACACGGTCGGTGTTGACCCCTTATATACCGGTGTCCCTTTAGAAGGAAGTCGGGTGATTGAATGGGGATTTAATCCCGTAGGTGGCGCAAGAGCGAATGATTATGGTTTGACGCCTAATCATCTGATTGGTCAAGCCCTTTTAAACAGTGTCACAGCCTCATAGGAGTTGATATGGATACGATGGAAGCACTCAAGAAGCACATGAAAAAGGGCAAGAATGCCCATCCCGATAAGGATGTTAAGAAACTACGCAAAGGCGGTCCAACTTCTGAAATGATGAAGAAGATGGGAAGAAACCTTGCCCGTGCAAAAAACCAAGGATAAGCCATGGCTAAGTATTCTATGAAGAAAGGCGGCAAGGAAGTTGGCCCTGCTGAGGTTTATGCCGAACCGCATACGATGACTGGTGCGAAAGTCGTAGCATCGCCCAATCCCGGCAAAGAAATGCCTTACAACATGGTACCTAACTGGCATCCAACATCAGGCGTTGCCATGAACCCTAATACACAGGTTAAGACATCTGGTATTAAGATGCGTGGTACGGGTGCTGCGACCAAAGGTGTTATGAGCAGAGGGCCGATGGCGTAAGTCATGAATTGGGGCGAACTCAAGACTGCGATACAAGATTACTGCGAAACGACGTTTGAGACGGCAACGCTTCAGACTTTTGCTCAACAGGCAGAGCAGCGAATCTTTAATACGGTTCAGTTTCCGTCACTAAGAAAGAATGTAACGGCAACATGCACAATCAATAACCAGTATCTGCAAGCACCAACAGACTTTCTGGCCCCCTATTCGTTAGCAGTTATTACCGCTTCAGGGTCTTACAAGTACCTTTTAAATAAAGACGTTAACTTTATCCGAGAGTCATTTCCGGCCCCGACAGGCTCTGGAAATACTGGCGAGCCGTATTGTTATGCGCTCTTTGGTACGGATTACCCAACATCTACAAAAGAGTTGGTATTTATCTTGGGACCGACGCCGGATGCTGCGTACTCTATGGAGTTGCATTACTTTTATTATCCAACGTCAATTGGTCTTGCTGATGTAAGCACAACGACTACGTGGCTGGGTGATAACTTTGATTCGGTGCTTTTGTATGGGTGTCTTGTGGAGGCTTATACCTTTCTGAAAGGCGAGCCAGACATGATTCAGAATGTCACGAATCGGTATAAAGAGGCACTTATTCTTGCCAAGCGCCTTGGTGATGGTCTTGAGCGCATGGATGCGTACAGGTCTGGCCAGGTTCGGGATAAGGTGGTGTAATGGCGATCATCCAAACCCTGACAACAAGCTTCAAAGTAGAGCTAGCGCAGGGTCTGCACAACTTCACAGCGAGTACGGGTGATGTCTTTAAATTGGCCTTATACACCGCTAACGCGGATCTTGGTGCCTCAACGACTGCGTACACAGCATCAGGTGAAGCCAGTGGAACCAATTACACCGCAGGCGGGATTGTCCTCACAAACATCACACCAACCTTTCAAGGAACTACTGCGTATTGGACGTTTGACACGGCCACGTTCACAAACGTAACGCTGACAACAAATGGCGCCCTGATCTACAATTCAACCAATGGAAATCGTTCGGTTGCCGTATTAAACTTTGGGGTAAATATTTCCAAGACGGCGCAGAATCTTGTGATTACATTCCCGGCGGCTGATGCTACGAATGCAGTATTAAGGATTGCATGATATGTGGACACCGATCACTCCCGGCGCGACAACGACATGGTCATCAATAACTCCTGGTTCCACGACAACGTGGACGCCAATTACGACATCATGAGGCAGTCATGACCGTTAATTACACCACGCTATTAAAGCTTGCCCAGCCTGTTAATGGAACGGGAGATGGCACTTGGGGTACGACCATCAATGATGCGCTTACGTCACCGGTTGATGTAGCGATTGCAGGATCGGTCACGCTGGATGTGACATCAGGAAGCATTACTTTAACGAATGGTGATGGTTCGGCAAGTAACCAAGCAAGATATGCAATTCTGAATGTGACGGGGACTCCTGGGGCGTCAAGAAATATTATTGCGCCAGGTGGTGCGACAAGCCGTAGTTGGTATCTTGTAAATAATGCATCTGATGCAAGTGTTGTCATTAAGGCATCTGCAACAACGGGCGTTACCGTAACGGCAGGTGCAGCCGCTGTTGTGTATTGGAATGGATCGGATTACACATTTGCGGGGATGAATGGTCCGGCATCTGCGACCGATAATGCGATTGCACGGTATGACGGTACATCAGGTAAGCTGATTCAAAACTCGGCAGCGACCATTGCAGATAGCACTGGGGATATCACAGCAGGGGCTTATAACAAGGTAACAATCACAGCACCGGCCAGTTCAGCAACACTGACGATTGCGAACGGCAAGACGCTTACCGCAAGTAATACCCTGACATTTACAGGAACTGATGGATCATCGGCGGCGTTTGGCGCTGGTGGTACGGTTGCTTACAGACAAGACAATTTATCGGTCTTTGCATCAACAACATCTGATCAACTTCGTGGTGTTATTTCTGATGACACGGGGACAGGGCCGCTGGTATTTGCAACAAGCCCAACGCTTGTAACGCCCAATCTTGGTACACCATCTGCTGCTGTACTGACCAATGCAACTGCATTACCGTTATCGACGGGCGTTACAGGAACTCTTCCTATAGCAAATGGTGGTACGGCGCTTAATTCGCTAGGCACGGCAGGCCAAGTATTAAGGGTCAATTCAGGCGCCACGGGTCTTGAATATGCGTCTGTAGGGTCTGGAACAGTTACCTCAGTGAATATATCGGGTGGCAGCACGGGGCTTACAACATCTGGCGGTCCTGTTACATCAACAGGAACTATCACACTAGGTGGCACAGTTGCGATTGCTGCAGGCGGCACGGGTCAGGCTGATAAGACATCGGCTTTTGATGCACTCGCCCCAACGACAACCAAGGGCGATTTAATTGTCAATACAGGAAGCGATAACGTAAGACTTCCTGTAGGTACGGATACGCAGGTTTTGATTGCTGATTCGACTCAACCTTATGGCGTGAAGTGGGGTGCAATCGCAGGGGCTGGAACGGTAACCTCTGTAGGTATTTCAGCGCCTGCCATGTTCACTGTATCAGGCTCTCCGGTTACAGGCACCGGCACGCTGACGCTTTCGTATTCTGGGACTGCACTTCCAATCACATCAGGCGGTACGGGACTTACGGCATTAGGTACAGCGGGTCAGGTGCTTAAAGTGAACTCAGGTGGCACGGCGCTTGAGTATGGTGCTGCTGTCGGTGTTGGTGATGTTGTTGGTCCTGCTAATTCAACAAACGGACAACTCCCAGTATTTAGCGGAACCACTGGCAAACTCATTACAAACTCAACCTTGACGGGCCTTCTTAAGGGAACGACAGGGGTTGTAAGTGCAGCGGTAGCCGGTACGGATTATATTGTTCCAGGTGGTGCTCTAGGGACACCGAGTTCGGGTACGTTAACCAATACAACAGGTTATCTAACATCAAACCTTTCAGGTCTTGGCACAGGGATTGCGACGGCTTTAGGTCAATCCGTAGGAACAGCCGGTGCGCCGGTATTATTTAATGGTGCATTAGGTACGCCATCAAGTGGCACGTTAACAAATGCCACGGGGCTTCCTATTGCAACGGGTGTGTCAGGACTTGGTACAGGCGTTGCGACAACGTTAGGTCTGACGGTTGGAACGACGGGCGGGATTGTTACGTATGAAGGTGATGCAGGAACACCATCAACGATTGGTTTGGCAAACGCCACGGGGCTTCCGTTATCGACAGGTGTTACGGGTACGCTTAATTACAGTAATGGCGGCACGGGTCTTTCGGCTCTTGGCACGGCCAATCAGTACTTACGTGTTAACGGTTCGGCCACGGGTCTTGAGTATGCAACGCTTGCGGCGGGCGGCGATGTTACTGGTCCGGCAAGTTCTACTGACAATGCGATTGTTAGATTTGATTCAACAACCGGCAAGGTTATTCAAAACTCCACGGCAACGATTACAGATATTGGGCAGGCTAGTTTTGTTGGCTACGCTCAGGTAACTGCTAATACAGGCGCAGGAACGTCAGGATACTTAGAGCTGCAATCAAATGATGCAGGGTCGGGTACCAAGACGCTTCGTTTTCAACCTAGCAATGCAGCGACAACGTCAACACAGACTTATACCTTCCCAACTGATTATGGGTCTGGTGGGCAATTCCTAAGCACGGATGGCTCAGGTAATTTGTCATGGGCGTCGGGCGGAGGTGGTGGGTCGGGTGGCCCTGTTCTAGAGTCTCAAATAACCATCAGTCAGAATTACACGATTACAAGTAATACGAATGGGCTGTCAGTATCGCCTGTCACAGTATCTACAGGCTATTCAGTAACCGTTGGTACAGGCCAAGCCTGGATGATTTTAGGATAAGGAATATGAGTAAGATCAAACTTCAAGGCAACGCCAGCGGGACGGGAACGACGACGTTTCAGTCTGCCAACACCTCTTCTAATACGACGTTCACGCTTCCTGGTACAGATGGAACGAACGGGCAAGGATTAGTTACTGATGGTTCTGGAACGCTTAGTTTTGCCACAGTAGGTGGTACGACAAGCAATGCGTTGACCATGAACAACGGCGGTTCTGGTGATGCGTCAGGAACGACGTTTAACGGGTCTGCTGCCAGAACCATTAGCTACAACACCATTGGTGCAGTGCCGCTTAATGGTGCTTTAGGTACACCATCTTCTGGGACGCTTTCTAGTTGTACGGTAGATGGTACAAATAAGGTTGGCTACATTGGTGCGCCGCAAAGCACAAACACGACCGTAGCGGCAAGCGATGCAGGCAAGCACATTTACTTCACGGGCGGGTCGACTGCAACGCTTACAGTAAACACTAACTCGACAACTGCTATTGACGTAGGGACAGTGATTCTTGTAGTCAATAACAACTCTGGAAACCTAACGATTTCCGGTGCTGGCGTAACGTTTCAGCTAGCAAATGGCGCAACAGGTAACAGGACGGTGGCGACAAAAGGTATGGCGACGATGTTGAAGGTTGCAACCGATACTTGGTACGTTTCTGGAGCGGGGGTAACCTAATGGCTGGCGCACTTACAGCGGCAATAGCAGCGGCGTTCTCTGGTGTTGGTGCGTCTGCGCCGCCATCTGTTGCGTATTTAGTTGTTGCAGGTGGTGGTGGCGGCGGTACAAACGTTGGAGGTGGCGGTGGAGCAGGTGGTTACAGAACAGGAACTGGGTTGTCTGTTACCGCAGGGACCGACTACACAATTACTGTTGGAAGCGGTGGAGCAGCAAACGCATCAGGATCAAACTCTGTTTTTTCATCAATCACATCTGCTGGTGGTGGTTACGGAGGCGCTTACAACGCTAATCCAGGTGGTTCCGGCGGGTCTGGTGGAGGAGGTGGTAGCCCAAGTGCTACTGGCGGCGCAGGAAATACTCCATCAGTGAGTCCTTCTCAAGGTAGTAACGGTGGTACTGCCGCTGGTGGCACATTATCAGGTGGTGGCGGAGGCGGTGCGTCTGCAACTGGCGGAAATGGCACAGCTTCAAGCCCAAATTTTTCACCCTTGTCGGTTGGAACCGGCGGGAACGGTGGTGCTGGTACGTCTTCTTCTATTTCTGGCTCTTCTGTAACTTATGCTGGTGGTGGCGGTGGGTATGGGTATACAACTGTTGGAACAGGTGGGGCAGGTGGTGGGGCAAACGGAGGGATTTCTAATACATCGCCAGGAAACAATGCACCATCTGCAACGGCAAATACCGGTGGCGGTGGTGGTGGTGGCGGCGGTTCTGGGGCTGGCGGCGCAGGCGGCTCCGGTGTTGTAATTATTTCTTATGCAAGCACATACGCTGACCTTTCGTCTATCGGTGGTGGTTTGACTTATACCAAAACCACATCTGGCGGCAATACAATTTATAGGTTTACAGCAGGTACTGGGAATATTTCATGGTAAGCCTGCATAACCTATTTCCCATCCCTGTAGGTTTTGCAGAGCTTGGTAGACCTCTAAGCGATGAGGAGTTGTTCTTCATCCGTATGCTTGAGACTCGGCCAAACATGGGTAACACCACAAGTACAGATAACTTCGTACTTCGTAACCCTGCGCTGACAAGCCTCCGTTCGTTCATTGAAGATGCAGTATCGGATTACTTCAAAAACACAGTTAATCCAAAGCACAACGTAAGCCTACGAGTGACCCAAAGCTGGTGTAATTACTCAGAGCCTGGGCAATACCATCACAAACACGCACACCCAAACAGCTACATCTCAGGTGTGTTTTATGTGCAGACTAACGCTGATGACAAGATTTATTTCTACCGTGATGGCTGGCAGCAGATCAAGTTTCCGCCTGAACAATGGAACCCGTACAACTCAGAATCTTGGTGGTTTGAAGCCACTGCTGGCAAGCTAATTTTGTTCCCATCGTCACTGACGCACATGGTTCCTGAAATCAAAGGTGACGGCACAAGAATCTCACTATCCTTTAACACCTTTCCCGTCGGTGTTGTCGGGGAAGAAATGGATTTAACTGGACTTAAATTGGAGGCATGATGGCGCATTACGCCTTCTTGGATGAAAACAATATTGTCACTGAAGTTATAGTCGGAAAAAACGAAGGTGAGGATGGTGTTGATTGGGAGCAATGGTACGGCGAATTTCGCGGTCAAGTTTGCAAGCGTACTAGTTACAACACTACTGGCGGCATTCACAACAATGGTGGAACACCGTTTCGTAAGAACTATGCAGGTATTGGTTACACCTACGATTCACAACGCGATGCTTTCATTCCTCCTAAACCATATGAAAGTTGGTTATTGAATGCGGGTTCATGCCTTTGGGAGTCTCCTGTAGCAATGCCAACTGACGGTCAGATGTACGCATGGGATGAAGCAACCACTTCTTGGGTAGCACAAAATGGCTAACACCATCAACGCCACGTCAGGCATAGGCATAGTCTCTACGGCTGACAACACCAACATTCTCACGCTACAGACCAACGGCACTAACGGTCTTACGATAGACGCTAGCCAAAACGTATCGTTTGCTAATCAGCTATCGCTTGGCGTTAGCGGGACGACAATGCAGTTAAAGCTGTCTGCCGCAGCAGAGACGGTAACGATTGCAGCAACAGCGGCCACAGGTACGGTTAACTTTGACGTATCTACGCAGTCCATTCTGTACTACACAAGCAATGCCTCTGCCAACTGGACGCTGAACATTCGTGGGTCTAGTTCAACAACGCTCAATAGCATCATGGCTACAGGCCAGAGCGTGACGGTAACTCACCTAGTCACGCAAGGTGGTACGGCTTACTACAACTCAGCGGTTACCGTAGACGGTAGTAGCGTTACGCCTAAGTGGTCAGGAGGTTCTGCGCCTAGTGCTGGAAACGCCAATAGCGTAGACGTTTACAGCTATACGCTTATCAAGACAGGTAGCGGTTCGTTTACAGTTTTTGCTAGCCAGACAAGGTACGCATAATGCCGATTCTCTCAGCATTTGGTGCGGCAAAGACGCTTGGAGGGCCAGGCGCATTTGTTCCGGCTCAGAACTATTCGTATTACTTTAATGGGTCTTCTTCTCTTTCATACCCGACTAATAGTGCATTTGCCATAGGTTCTTTGGATTTTTCCATTGAGTGTTTTATTTACCTTACCGCAACGCCTACAAGTGACTCCAGGATATTGGATTTTGGTTATTCAAATTCAGCGGCACTTACTTACCGCAACAAACTATCTTTTTTTATCAATAGTTCTCGTCAACCAACGATTGCAAGAGCTTTATCAACAGGCGGTCAATTGTATTCTTCAACTATTGCTGTAAGTTTAAATACATGGACTTACATAGCAGTAAGTAGAGTAAGCGGCTATATATACATTTTTGTTAATTCGTCTTTAGGCCGATATACAGTATTTTCTGGGACACTTGTTACATCAAGCGATCCTCCTACCGTTGGCAATGGCGTAGTAGATACTAATAGGCGGATGAATGGGAATATTAGCAACCTTAGATTTAACATAGGCTCTGGATTTACATCAGCAACCGTTCCAACACAGCCATTGACGGTAGATGCAACAACCAAGATGCTGACATGTCAGTCATCGACCATTAAGGACAACAGCGTTGCTAATGGCGGAGGGCCATGGACGCTTACTAATTCAGGCGTCACTGTTTCAACATCAGGGCCATTTTAATGTTTGATCTTCTTTCAGGCGGCTTACTAGGTTCCATATTTGGTGGTCTATTCAGGCTCGCCCCTGAGATCCTTAAGTTTCTGGATAAAAAGAATGAACGCGCCCATGAGTTGAATATGTTCCAACTCCAGACGGATCTGGAGAAAATGCGTGGCGAATTCCGAGTGGAGGAAAAATATGTGGATTACTCTATCCAACAATTGGATTCCATCAAAGAGGCCTTTAAGGAGCAAGCTGAAACGGCAAAAGCTGCTGGCTGGTTTGTGGCTGGAATATCTGCTCTTGTACGTCCCGGCATCACTTGGTGTTTATTTTTCATGTACGCGACGGTCAAGGCGGCTGCGCTTGTACTGGCGTTTCAAACTGGCGCAAACTGGACAGAAGTCGTAACTCAAGTCTGGGATGAGGATGACTTTAGTGTGTTTATGATGGTGGTGAGTTTCTACTTCGTTGGTCGCCCCTTGGAAAAATATAGAACACAATGAAAAAGTGTAGTAAATGCGGGGCGGAAAAAACTTTGGATTTATTCCCAAAAACAATTCGCAGCAAAGACGGTTATTGCGTCCAATGTAAACAGTGTAAAAATGAATATCGGAGATTAAATCAACATAAATATCTTGTGAAGCAACAAATATGGTACAAAGAAAACCCAGAGAAGTTGTTGCAATATAAACAAACAAGAAAAGAAAACCCTGAATTTAAAAAAATAAAAGCCAACGCGGACAAAAAGTATAGAGAAAAACATGCAGAGCAATTGAAGCTAAAAAAACAACAATATTATTGTGAAAATAAAGAGCGGCACAGGGAAAACATGGCCGTTAATTATCAAAATAATAAAGAGCAAATAAAGCAGCGCGTAAACGAATGGAAAAAAGACAATGCGGCCCGTGTAAATGCAATAGTTATGAGACGGTACGCAAACAAACTTAAAGCAACTCCGTCATGGCTTACAGAAGACGATCACTGGATGTTAGAGCAGGCTTATGAGTTAGCCAAGCTTAGAACGCAAATGTTTGGTTTTAAGTGGCACGTAGACCATATAGTCCCGCTGCAAGGGAAGATTGTTTGTGGCCTACACGTGCCTAATAACTTACAAGTCATACCAGCATCAATAAATTGCTCAAAAAGAAACAGGTTTGAAGCGTGAATGAAGAGGCAAAGAAGCTAGCTAGAGATGTACTCATCAAGCCCTTTGAAGGGCTGGCTAAACGTCTGCCTGATGGGAAGGTAACTTCCTATCCGGACCCCGGAACCAAAGGACATCCTTGGACGATTGGCTGGGGAGCCACCGGCCCTGACATCCAACCGGGAACTATTTGGACGATGGCTCAGTGTGAGGATGCCCTAGATCATCACATTGAATACTTTTATGCAGGTGTTTGCAAACTTAGTCCGGCGTTTCCAAAGGCATCTCCCAGAAGAATTGCCGCAGTGACTAGCTGGGTCTACAATTGCGGCTTAGGAAACTACAGGGTTTCTACGTTTAAACGACGTGTTGATGCGGGGGATTGGGATGGTGCAGCTGATCAATGTCTATTGTGGAACAAAGCTGCTGGAAGAGTTCTCCCCGGACTTACCCGCCGCCGTGCGGCTGAAGCTGCGTTGATGAGGTAAATCATGCCTCTTACCAAAGTCTTATACAAGCCCGGATGTAATCGTGAGAACACACGCTACACCTCTGAGGGCGGTTGGTATGTTTCCGACAAGGTTAGATTCCGCCAAGGTACGCCTGAGAAGATTGGCGGCTGGGCTAGGATCTCATCCAATACATTCCTTGGTACATGCCGTTCACTATGGAATTGGGTCACGTTAACAGCCAACAACTTGATGGGCTGTGGTACCAGCGCCAAGTACTATATTGAAAGTGGTGGTGTATATAACGACATTACACCGATTCGTCGCTATAGCTATACAGCGACATTAACCAACCCATTTACAACCACAAACGGCCAAAACACCATTTCTGTAAGTGATACAGACCATGGCGCTCAGGTTGGTTCGTTGGTATATTTCACAGGTTCATCGGCGGTAGGTGGTATTCCTGCGGCTGAAATTAATACCCGTCATTCAATTACATCCATCACAGATGCCAATACGTATGTCATTACGGTAACGTCATCAGCGTCTTCGTCTGCCACGGGCGGCGGTACGGTTACGGCTGAGTATTTTATTAATGGAAGATTATTAGGGTCTAATCCATTCGCCACGACTAATGCAAGCAATGTCGTTACAGTAACGGCATCTGGGCATGGCGGTCAGACTGGCGATTACGTCACGTTTTCTGGTGCGTCTACGTTTGCAAACGTGGATATGAACGGTGAGTTTTCAATCACCGTTATTGATAACAATAGCTACACGGTTGTTGCTAGTACTAATGCGTCATCCACCACGTCGGGTGGTGGATCTGCTGTTAGGGCGACATATCAAATCACCATTGGTCCAGAAGATCAGGTCGCCCAGGTTGGTTTTGGCGCTGGAGCATGGGGAGCAGGTAAGTGGGGCGGTGTAGGTACGTTTGTGCCTGATGCGCTTCGCCTGTGGTCGGCCATGAACTTTGGTGAGGATTTGGTATTTGCGCCACGTGGTGGAGGTGTGTACTACTGGGATGCAACCAATGGATTAGGTACGCGTGGCGTTAGTATTGAAACACTTCCTGAAGCTACTGACCCACCGGTTGTACAAAACCTTGTGTTTGTGTCTGATGTGTACCGATTTGTATTCTGTTTTGGATCCAATGACGTAGGTTCAGATGTGCAAGATCCTATGCTCATACGCTGGGCAGATCAGGAATCAGTAACCGATTGGCTACCAACTGCTGCTAATCAAGCCGGGTCATTGCGTTTGTCCCATGGCTCACAGATTGTTGCCGCCATACAGACGCGCCAGGAAATTCTTGTCTGGACAGATACATCGGTTTATTCCCTTCAGTATCTTGGGGCGCCATTAGTATGGGGAGCGCAACTCCTTGGCGACAACATTTCAATTGTTGGTCCTAACGCTGCATCGGTAGCATCAGGTATTGTCTACTGGATGGGCGTTGATAAGTTTTACATGTATGACGGTCGGGTGCAAACGCTTAACTGTGACCTGCGTAAATATGTATTCCAAGATATTAATCAAACACAGTACCTTGCTTACTTCTCAGGAACCATTGAGGGTTTCAACGAAGTCTGGTGGTTCTACGCATCGGCAGGATCATCAACGATTGATCGGTACGTTATATACAACTACATGGAGCGAATCTGGTACTACGGCACGATGGCACGAACGGCATGGTTTGATGCTGGTCTAAGGGATTATCCGCAGGCTGCGACTTATAGCAACAACCTTGTTAACCATGAGTTTGGCAATGATGACAATACAAGCGGTATACCTGTAGCCATCAATGCTTATATTGAATCTGCTGAGTTTGACATCCAAGACGGCCACAACATTGGGTTCGTGTGGCGCATCCTTCCGGATATTACGTTTAGCGGTACGAGTTCTACAAACGCGAATCCTAGTGTAACGATGACGTTGATCCCCATGATGAACTCGGGATCTGGGTATAACTCGCCTCAGTCACAAGGCGGATCTAGCTCGGCGTCAGTGACAAGATCCTCCACGGCGGTCATTGAACAATTCACGGGACAGATCTATACACGCGTTCGTGGGCGTCAGATGATCTTGAAAGTCGAGTCAACAGATCTTGGTAGTGCATGGCAGCTTGGCGCACCAAGGATTGACATTAGGCCGGATGGTAGGGCTACAGGACAAGGCGCATGAGTTACCTTGATAGTCCGCAGCCGCCGAATCTACCCTATGCGCCTCCTGAATGGAATCCTCAGTACCAGGAGCAGTTAAACAACGTCTTAAGACTTTACTTTAACCGGCTAAGCAATGTCACAAAATATTTGCTTGGGCCAGATGGCGGTAGGTTTATGAGTAACCCTTTCGGGGCTTTTTCAAGCGACTCAGATCAAACTGCCGTAAGCACAACAGCAGCCTATGCAATTACTTATGATGTCACGGATATCAGTGATAGCGTTTACTTAAGCAATAGTTCGCGTTTAAACGTAACCTATCCCGGCGTTTACAACTTACAATTCAGTATCCAGTTTAATAACACAGATACTCAGATCCATGATGTTGATGTTTGGGCTGCTGTCAATGGAACGAATGTTGACAATAGTAACTCTCGGTTTTCTGTTCCTAATAGACATGGTGGTGTTGACGGGCATTTGATTGCGGCGCTTAATTTGTTTTTAAGCATGGAATCGGGTGATTATGTGGAGCTGTATTGGGCGACAACAAACACAGCAGTAACGGTTGAATATTTACCTTCTGCCGCATCACCAACAAGACCAGCTACACCTTCGGTTATTGCAACCATGGCTTTTGTATCTTCTATCCCGGAGTAGATTATGTCATCAAGCGGCGATGCATCCATTTTAGAAGCCCTTATGGGTTCTAATCAGAACCAATCTGTTTTGAATCTAAGCGATGTATCTTCATTGCCTGATACAGATCCAACAGACAATTTAATTTCTAACATCACACAGTCAGGCAGCACTCCTTCAGAAACCTCAATAAGTGGGAATGCTTTTACTGATTTCCTTACCCGCGCTTTTAGTGGAAATATGACTTCAGGGGACAAAGCTGGAACCATGTTAGGGTTAGGTGCTTTGGCTATTGCTCAGGCATTAGCCAATAAACCACCGACGATTAAACAACCTGTTTACAAACAAGCGCCTGTATATAACAGAGCACTTACCGCGCCGATGTACGGTATGGGTTACCTTAATCAAAATACTGGCAAACAAGTTGGCATGGGTATGCCTTTGTTCTTTAATCCCAATCCTTTCCAGTTTGACCCCACTGAAGCTGCGAAGCGATACGGACCTACCCCGGCTGAAATTGCTGCGGGGCAACAAGTCTATGCTCAGAGACTATCTGAGTTGTACACCCCAAGATCAGTCCCTGATGTTCAGATGACAGGCGGTGCGACAACAGGGACGACAACCGGTACAACAAACACATCTGTTACGACGCAACCTGCCCAACAACAACCTGCTGTCCCTGATACAGGCGCTACTGGGAACGTAGTTGCCGGGAAGTCTGGTGGTTTCTTACAAGGTCGCGGTGATGGGATGTCTGACAGTATCCCCGCCACGATCAATGATAAACAACCGGCGCGATTAGCTGATGGTGAGTTTGTGGTTCCTGCTGATGTTGTGGCTCATTTAGGAAACGGCTCTTCTAAAGCAGGCGCCCAACGCCTTTATGAAATGATGGCGAGGGTTAGGAAGGCACGAACAGGAACGACTAAACAAGCGCCTGAGATCAAGGCTGAAAAGTTTGTATGAACAAAGAACTTCAATTCCACTGGGAACGGTGCAAGCCTTTTATTCAAGAGGCTTTAGATCACGCCGGTAACCTATGTAATTTGGAAGAAGTATGGACGTTAGTCAGATTAGGTGAAGCCCAATTCTGGCCCGGGCATGAATGTGCAGTGGTTACTGAGATCAAAGAATATCCTCAGAAACGTGTCTTGAATGTCTGGCTAGGCGGTGGGAAACTAGAAGAAATAAAGGGTATGGAACCGCATATCCGTCAGTTTGCTGAAAATGCAGGATGCAGTTTGATCTTGATCCAAGGACGCCCGGGTTGGAAAAAGATCTTTGGTATGAAACAACTCGGCGTCATCCTCTCAAGTGAGGTTTAAACATGAGCTTAGGTGGCCCAGCCCAAACAATCACACAAAGCCAGCCTGAATATGCGCTGCCTTATGTGTCCGATCTTTATCGTATGGCGCAACAGAATGCCTATACGCCATATACACCGTTTGCTTATAACCGAGTAGCTGAGACCTCTCCGTTATTTCAACAAGGCGCCGAGTTAGTTGCACAACAAGCAGCCGCTCCCGGGATTCTGGGAACAATGAATGTTGGTGGTCAGCAAATGGGTACGCTACAAGCGTATATGAATCCTTATCAGCAAGCTGTTACTGATGTAGCTAAACAAGCTGCGGTTAGGGAATACGGTACAGGGCTACAGAATTTAAAGTCTCAAGCAGCTTCTCGTGGTGCTTTTGGTGGGTCTCGTCAGGCCATCCTTGAGTCAGAACTTACCCGGAATCTTGGTCAGCAACTGGGGAATATTCAGATGCAAGGATCAGCAGCAGCTTTTGATAAAGCGGGTCAACTTTATGGCGCTGATATAGCACGTCAACAGCAAGCAGCACAACAAGCTATGTCCACAGGGTTAGCTGAACAAGCGCAAAGACAAGCTCAGTTAGATGCTTTGTATGGCGAATACGAAAGACAAAGACTTTACCCACAACAACAAGCAGAAGCATACAAAAGTATTATCTTCGGTCAGCAAATGCCTACCTCTCGGTCTGTTTATGAAGCTCCGGCGAATCCTATGTCTCAGATTGTCGGGATAGGTTCCTTGTTGTACGGAGGTATGAGATGAATATCATTAAGGTTCAGCAGACGTTTAAACGCTTACCTGATGAGAAGGTGGCTGAGTACGTCAGAGATCCTGCGTTAGGGTTTATTGCGTTGATGGAGTTAAACGAACGTAAGAAAGAACGTGATCGTTATCAAGCTCAGTCACAAGAACCCGATATACCTCTCTCAGAACGTATCCCGCAAGAGCTTGGGATTATGTCGCCGCAGATGCAGCAACCTATGCAACAACCGATGCAACCGATGCAACAACCGATGCAACAACCCCCTGTTGGCATGTATGGTGGCGGCATTGTAGCTTTCCGTAATGGAGGTTTGTCTGACGAATTTGCTGGCATGTTGCCAATTTCTGAAGCGCAGATTGAAGAAGACAAAGAAAGAATTAGGCGTCAACTAGCAAGACAAGGCACAAGTCCATCTGAGGCCACAAGAACTTATTTAGAAGGCACAACTGTCAAACCTGATGTTGTTGATGAATACAACGTATCAGGTGGAAGAGGAACTCAGGCTGTTGCTGCACGTCCTACTCGGACAACCACTCAAGCTGGTCCTACCAAAGCTCCTGCACAAGCTCAGACACCTTCCGCAGGGATAGCTTCGTTTACACCTCAAACGATGGAAGAGATGATCGCTGCTTCCAGAAAAGGTGCAGGTCTTCTAGAGAAAGAATTCCCTGACACAGTCTCTCCTTTAATGAAAGAGTATCAAGACTATCTCAGAGGTAGGAAGACTTCTGAAGAAGAAGCAAGAAGAGAAGGCTTCAGACAGTTTGGATTAAAAGCGCTTCAAGGTACGTCAAGAGACTTCTTCCAAAACGTAGGTGCCGCTGGAGAATCTGGGTTAGGTGCTTATAAAGCCGTCCAACAAAAGAACGCTCAGATAGACGATACGATCATGCAGCAAAAGATCGCCATGGCACAAGCAAAAGATGCTAGAGATCGTGGCAACTTTGAACTTGCTGGTCGTCTTAATGAGAAGGCTGAAGCTCTTAAAGTACAAGGCATTACCTTGTCTATGGAGAAAGCTAAGTTGGAAGACCAGATAAAGACTAACGCTGTACAGCGTAAGCTTTATGAAACAAAGATTGGTCTAGCTCCTTTACAAGCACAAGCCGCTTTAATGAAGGCTCAGAACGCAGGTAATGTTAAGCCTGCTGACTACGCCAGAGTCTTGAAAGACTTTGAGGCTAGTCCACAATATCGTAATCTTTTAAAGGCAGCGCAAGACACGATTGCCCGTAGGAAAGGAAAAGACGCTTTAAATACGGAGGCTGGACAAAGAGCCGTGTCAGACATGATAGAGCCATTTGTTAAGAACGAAGTGTTCCGTAGAATGGGACTTGACCCTGACAAAGCGAGAGTTGGTTATGCTTACGCTAGTAAAGATACGGATGAAGACTAATGCCCAAACTTATCAATGTTCCCGGCGTTGGAAGAGTTCCTGTACCGGATGACTACACGTTTGATCAGATATTTGACCTAAGGGAACAACTTCAAAAAAAAGCTGGTCTAGAACCAGACATCCCCCAGCAGTTTGGTCTTGGGGAGCTAGCAGGTCGCGCATTTGAAAGACAATATGAACGCGCAAAGATAGGCTTTGGAGACGTTATTCCGGCCATGTTTGGATCGGCATTTGGGTATGATGAATATGCCAAGCGGCAAATGGAAGAGGCTGCAAAGTCCGAACAAGCCCTCCAAGAACGTATCCCTGAGATATACAAAACCTATCAAGATGTAGAGACTGGTAAAGATGCATTAGGTTATGCTGCTGAAGCACTTGGTGGCGGTGCTTTTGATGTACTTACTTCACTTGTCCCGGGCGGGGTAGGCGCCACGCTTGGAAGAGTTGGCGCACAAACCGCAGCAAGACAAGCCCTAGCCGGAGCAGCAAGACAAGGACTAGCAAGAGAAGCCGCTGTAAAGGCCGCAGAGACCGCAGCAGAGCGTAGTGCTACGCGGGGTATGTTAGCTGGCACCTACTTAGGTTCTTACGCCCAGAACGCTCCTGAAGTCTTTCAGGGTATCTATCAAGAGACAGGAAAGATGGAACCTGCGGTGGCTGCTTTGTATGGTGGCTTATCCTCGGCGTTGGATTCTATTCTTCCGGCGAAAGTATTAGATCAACTCGGTACCGTAGGTAAAGGTGCTTTGATCAGAGAGATGGTCAAAGAATCAGGCGCTGATCCTAAGGTCTGGAAGACGATTGGGTCTGGTGTTGCGAAGGGTTTCTTAACGGAAGGCGTTACAGAAACAGGCCAAGAGTTTATTAACAACCTAGCGGTTAAGACTTTAAAAGAGAACTATGACCTTTTCTCGCCTGATAATGTTACCCGTTACATTGATTCATTTTTACGGGGCGCTATTGTTGGTGGGGGTGTTAGCCTTCCCTCTTCTACTGTGGAAGCTGTTAGAGAGCGTGGTCTTGTTAAAGCTAGAGAAGCTGAGGAAGCAGCTAAGGTTGCAGAGCAACAGCGTGTTGAAGCGGAAAATATTGCCGCGCAGCAAAAGTTAGAAGCACAGAATCAAATCCTATCCCGGATTCCTGAAGGTATTGAACCTATTAGGATGGGAGAAGATATCTTTACGGTAGAACAAACAGGTAAGGCACAAGATCTTATCCCGGCGGGGTATGTCGTTAGTGGTGTACAAGATCGGGCTGTTGGTACTTTAGCTGAGGCGAATCGGCTTAAAGATGCTATGGAGTCCACGAAAGATGCGGACATAGCTAAACAAGAAGAAGAAAGAACCAAGCTGATTGAACGGCTTGCTAAGTTAGATGAAGAGCTGGATAGAAAACAAAAGGACGTTATCAACGTCTCAAGAGAAGACTTTGAAGCGTTCAGAGATAAAACTTATCCCGAGCAAGTAGATAAGTTAAATGAACAAATTGGCATCAAAGATCAAATCCTTGAAGCCTTACAAAAACCTATACAAATCAAGCCCTTAGAAGAAACTAAAGAAAGAGGTATTGATGAGTTTACTGCGTTTAAACATACTCCAGAAGGAAGGGTGCCGGTCTCTACGGGTGATACGCCGGATGTAGCTAGGGATTTAGCGTTTAAACAGCCTGAAGAAGTTAGTGCAAATGCACCGACGGTTAGTGCAAATGCACCGGTAGTTAGTGCAGAACCCAGTGCAGAACCCAGTGCAGATCTTCTTGCACAAGAAGAAGTAACGGGTGAACCTGTAGAGGAACTCAGAAAAGAGTTGGATCGTTTAGGGCTACCCGACGTTGGGGTGAAGTTGTACAAGACTTTGCTCGGTCAAGGTACACCTGTGGACGGTGCCTTTACGAATCAGACCATTAGTATCGCCATGAATCCTACCCGCTCAAGGATTCAGACCTTACATCATGAGGCGATCCATGCCTTTAAAGAGGCAGGTCTCTTTACTGAATCCGAGTGGAAAGCTCTAACCACTGCCGCTAAGAAGGATTGGCTAAAGAGAAAGTGGCCTGCCCTTCAAGGTAAGACCGTGGCTGAGTTGTACTCAGACATGTCTCCTGAGATACAGATAGAAGAAGCTATTGCTGTAGCGTTTGAACACTATATGCAGAAAGCCTTCTCCCCGGCAGGATTAGTTGCTACTGCGTTTAACAAGTTAGCTAACTTCTTTGGCCGGATAAGAAACTTCTTCACAGGTAAAGGCTATCAGACAGCTGATGATGTCTTTGACTTTGTCGCCTCTGGTGCGATGCGGTACAAGATCAAACCAAGTGAAGTAAGTATTGGGCCGACTTCAATCAACGAAGAAGACCCATCGTTTAAATTCGCCAGACGTACTAAACCCGCGCCTAAGAAAACGGTTACTGCTTATAAGCTGTTCAAAGTTAAGAAAAATCGCCCGGGCGAATTATTCCCTTTGTTTGTGAATTCCAATACACCAGTCCCAGTTGGCGAATGGATGGACGCCGACATTGGAGAAAGCGCAAAAGCTACTAAGACAGGACGTCCTCAAGTCAAATCAAAGCTCGGACCTTTAGCGATGCGCCCCGGCTGGCATGCCGGAGATTTGCCTATCGCTACTCATATTGGTGGCGAACCTGCGCTCCGTTACGACGAAGAATCGGGCGAAGAGAAGAAACTGCCCACAATACGCCGCCCTGACGAAGTGTGGGTGGAAGTCGAAATGGCGGACGATAAAGATTGGCAAACAGAAGCCAATCGTCGGGCGACCGCTTACAAAACAAGCAACCCTCAAACGGGCGCCGTTAAAGGCCAGATGAATCCTAGTACTGCGGAGATCAAAGATCAGATCCCAGAGGATGGGTACTATCGGTACAAGACCAATCCCAACATGACAGGTAATTGGTTGATCGGTGGATCTATGAAGATCAACCGTATCCTTTCTTCTGAAGAAGTAGAGAAGATCAATAACGCTGCCGGGGTGAAAGACCTTCCACGGAAGGAGCCATTTAACCCAGCAGAGTATGGATTTGGGAGGGTTAAGTTTGCTCGGGCGCCATCAGTAGAGAGTGAAGAGTTTAAACGCTGGTTCGGCGATAGCAAGGTTGTTGGCCCTGAAGGTAAGCCGTTAGTTTTGTATCGTGGAATACAAGGCGATGCGGAGGGAGCACTCAATGCTGAACCAAGAGGGGAGTACAATGTTTTTGCATCGGATAGCCCGGACGTTGCTGCCTCATATGGTATGCCAGACGAAACTTTTGGGACTCCCGGCTCTATCCTTCCGATATACGTCAAGGCAGATAAATTAACTGAGTTCCCTGTAACTGTAGACCGATATGGTTCACGTCGTTTTGACAAGATAGAGTTTGACCGCCGCGCTAGACTCCTTGCCCCGGGCGAAGTTCTTGTAGCCAGACAAGTAGTTGACATCGGGCCTATGGCTCGTGAAGCGTATGCGGTAGATAAGGAAAAAAAGTACTCCTACTATAGTGATGTCTATGCACTTGGCAGAGGAACTTCAGTTAAATCCGCTATTGGCAACCGAGGCACATTTGACCCAAGCAAGAAAGACATTAGATTTGCTCGGAATGTCATAGACATCTCTAATCAATTAGAAGATAAAGAAGATAGAGAGCTTGAGCGTTATGCAACTGAGGGTGGTGTTTATTCAGCTATGCAGATGTTGACTCCTCAAGTCAGGGCAGATATCAGAAAGACCTTAGCCCTCGCTGATACGGCGCTGAAAGATGACGGCACGATCTTCTTTGATCAGGACCGAGAGTTCGCGGATCGGTTCATTAACAACGTAACGTATGTCTATGATGGGTTAGGTCGTGGCGATCTGGATTACGCAGAGATACGCACACCTGCCTTAATCAAAGAAGCTAAAGACCTAGCTAAAGATTTACAGACTAGGATAGAAGAGCATACTCAGTACAAGCAGAAAGGCTTAAAGCTTGTTAAGTTTGCCCGATCCCCGCTGGAGGGATCAGAGAAGTTTAAACAGTGGTTCAAAGACAGCAAGATCACTGAAGACGGTAGACCTAAGGTTATGTACCACGGTACCTCTAGAGACATAGAGTCGTTCCGTCCTAAGCAAGCCAATGCCATCTTTGTAACTGATAGTCCTAAGTTTGCCGAGGCTTTCTCTTTAGATAGTTATGCTTGGTTAGCTAGGCATGTAGATGAATGGGCTACTCCAGAGATCAAATCTCAAGTAGAAAAGAAAGCTCAAGCCTTAATACGTCAAGACTATAAAGGTAGAGCTAGAGCAGAGATACTTGCTGAGTTAAAAAATAGACAAGGCGAGGGATTAGATTACCTAACCCGCGCCTATCAAGAGCTTGTCCCGGTCGGGCCTAACCTGATCCCGGTTTATGTGTCGGCGCAGAATCCTTTTGACTATGAGAATCCTGAGCATGTTTCCAAGGTCATCAAAAAGATTAGAGAAGCCGACAAAGGCTACAGTGAAGATGGACTTAAAAGAACTATTGGCGCCGGACTTTGGTCTGTTATTGAAAAGCCGCATACACAGAAAGCTATCCGTGCTTTAGGTTTTGATGGATTCTATGTAGAAGAGGGTGGTACTAAGAACCTCGCCGTCTATGAACCATCTCAAGTTAAGTCTGTCTTTAATATTGGAGACTTCTCTATTGATGATCGGCGCCTATCTTTTGCCCGATCCCCGATTGCAGATATGCAAGAGAAAGCTCTAGAGAAGATAGACGCTGTTCAATCTAAAGAAGCTTCTAACGGATACAACTTAGCTAAGTCTCCTGTCACAGCGAAACAGGGTATGAACGTCGTCAATCAGTTCATGGCCCAATCCCCGACCTTTGGTAAGCAGGTTGTAGATAAGATCCTTGATATGGGTCTGGATAATAAGAAGTTACTCTATAACTTCTTGACTCTAGAGCAGTTAGCAGACGTAGGTAAAGACATCCTACCTGAGATGACAACCTACTATGAGACCTTCCAAGAGATGGCAGGTTATAGAGACAAGCAACTCTTTGCGGCGAATAAGATTGCTAAGGAGTTATCAGACTTAGCCCGGGCCAAACCAGATCAGTCTGAACTATTGGCTGATGTGGCGCATAGTTCTACGTTAGCGTCCTTTGATCCTGATCGCCCGGGTACTGATAGGAATCCCGCGATCACACAGATGTGGAACAAGCTAGACCCACAAGCTAAAGCTCTCTATCGGAAGATGAGAGACTTCTATGAGAATAGATACAACGCTTACTATGCTTTGTTACTTCAAAGGATAGACTCAGCCATTACTGATAAGAACAAGAAAGCTGAGATCAATGCTCGTCTGAAGAAACAGTTTGAAACAGCTAGGGTCAAAGGTCCGTACTTTCCTTTGGCTCGTTTCGGTCAGTACTGGGTCTCTTACAACGACGGCGTAGAACGGTTTGTGATGTTTGAGAACCGGTCAGAGGCAGAGAAGTTTAAACAATCTATCTCTCATCTTAAAGACGTAAAGGCTGGGCTAAGAGAGGAACGTAACCTCAATATGCCTATCCCCAACTCGGTGATCAAAGAGTTAATTGATACGGTAGATTCGGCCAAGAACCCAACGGAACTTAAGCAAGACCTGTGGGCAGCTTATCTCACGATGCTTCCTGAAGTCTCTATGAGGAAGCACTTCATCCCTAGAAAGGGAACACCAGGATACAGTAATGACATCGTCAGAGTCTTTGCTGAGAACACCTTTCATGGAGCCTATAACTTAGCAAGACTTAAGTATGCCCCGCAGTTTGAGAAGTCTATGGATCAGATGCGGGAGAGGATAAGTGAAGCTAATAAGAAAGGCGAAGGCGCTGAACCTCAAGAACTCTTTAACGCTTTATTAAAGAGACAGGAGTTCATCCTTAATCCTACCCCCTCGTCTATGTTTTCTAATGCAGCGGGGATCTTAGGATTTACTTGGTTCCTTACCGCTCCTGCTTCAGCGATTACCAACCTATCACAGAATGCTACGGTGGCTTATCCTATCCTCGGCGCTAGGTTTGGTTTTGGTAAGGCCATGAATGAGATGCTTGGTGCTTCTCGTTTGTTTATGTCTTCAGGAGAAAGGAACTTAGATGAACCTTTCTCTATGGTTCGTGCTTTAGAACAAAGAGTTAAAGAATCTTCTGGCGCCGATAAGAAACGATATGAAAGAGAACTCAAAGCAATAGAAGCTTTGATGGATAACGGTACCTTATCCCGCACACAAACCATGGATCTTGCTCAGTTAACAGACAAGCCTTCCATAGTAGGGACTAAGCTCAATACGTTCATGAAGTGGACGGCTGCTATGTTCCACGGGGCAGAAGTTTTTAATAGGTCTACAACGGCTTATGCGGCCTATAGGATGGCGTTTGATAAGTCAGGCGACCATGAAGCTGCCATCAAAGAAGCGTCTCGTCTAGTAAGACGTTCTCACTTTGATTACTCAGCTTCTAATAAAGCACCGATTGCTCAAGGTGAATACGCCAAAGTCATCTTCATGTTTAAACAGTACGGCATGAACATGACCTACCTGCTGTTGAGAGAAGCTCAGATCCTGGGTAAACATGTGATCAAGAGATACAAAGGTACCCCTCTAGAACAAGAAGCCATTGACAGAGCAAGAGAAGCTAGAGATACATTGGTCGGGATTATGGGGATGACAGGTCTCTTCTCCGGGGTTATGGGGTTACCTTATCCGATGTATCTCATGACCATGTTAGTGGCTAATGCGTTGTTTGGTGATGAGGAAGATGAAGTCTTTGATGCAGAGACAAGGTTTAAACTTTGGCTGACTGACTCTTTAGGTGCTTCTGCTGCGGACATTATCGCTAAGGGTCCGGTCTCTTACTTAACCGGCGCGGACTTCTCAGAAAGAGTCTCTATGAACGGACTCATCTTCAGAGAGGTCGGAAGACTAGGAGCAAAACAAGCAGAAGAACAGGAACAGAAAGAAGCAACCCTTCAGTGGATTGCAGACATCACCGGACCTTTGGGTGGGTTGGCGATTAACTTCTCCAAAGGTCTAGGCGCCATGTCTAATGGGAACGTCTACCAAGGTATAGAGATGATGATCCCTCTAGCGGTAGCTAATGGTATGAAAGGTTTCCGTTATTACACAGAAGGTGTCTTAACGATGAAGGGAGATCCCATCGTTGAGGAAGTGAATACTTATCAGTCGTTCTTAAGAGCGATTGGATATGCACCAACTGAAGTCGCCCGACAACTGGAAGAGAACACAGCCATCCGCGCCGTTGAGTCTCAAGCAACCATGTCTCGTAAGCGACTATTGAATAGATTCGCCTTGGCGATTCATGAGAATGACTATGACGCAATTGAAGATATTGAAGCGGCGATTGAACGCTTCAATGAAAAGTATCCCGGCTATGAGATTACAGGTCAGACCCTAACCCAAAGTCTTCGTGCAAGAGATGCAGCCAGTGCAGAAACTGAGCACGGGCTAAGAATTAACAAGAGGATCAGGGGTGTTTATGAAAGAGCGTCTCGGCTAAACGAAGAATAGTCACATTCAAAGCGTCTAGCTCGTCCATCTTTCTAATAGACCAAGCTCTCTTCTGACCATGCCATCCAAGGATAGAACCTTGGTGGCAGTCCTTACATAAAGCGACACAGGTGTACTGTCTACCTTGTTTGATATGGTGAGCGTCTGAAGGTCCGGGTGCGTCACACACAGAACAAGGTAAGGACTTAACCTTCTGTAGCCAGTTCTTTTCTTTCTGCGACAACTGGTTGTTCATCTATCAGCATCTTTATGCGTTGGCGTTCTGACTCAGGGATCTGTGCATTATCTAAGATCTTGTATATATCTTCTTTCAAGATAAAGTACTTATCCATCAATCCTCCCGAATAGAATGTGTTCGGTGGGACATACATAAAAATACTGCGTCATGTTCTCATACCTTGAGTCTTTAAATTGCTTGGCTATCCAATGATCTTTGGTTGAGCTGTAAACAAACATGGCGTGTACCTTATCGGCGCTGACAAGAATATAAAGGTAAGGCGTAGGAGAGGCTTTATCAAATGAATGTTTTGCACAGACAATCGCCTGATCTTTAAATTTCCAGTCGTCTTTACAAGTAAAGGTTGTGCCGAGCTGTTTTACTTCTACCCGCAAAGAACCTTGTTCAGTGGAGATATAAAGATCCCCTTTATCCGCACAGTTTAAACGCTCTTCATAAGTGTTGGCGTAATTCGTTGGGGTGATGATCGTTGGATAACCTTTAGAGACAAGCCATTGTGCAATCCGTTCAACGGTGGCGTGGCTTGTCTTGATGTTGTTTATAACTTTGGCATGGTCTCTGTCTTCGGGTCTCATGCTAAGTTAAATGGGTTGTGGTATTGGAAAGGCTTTTTCTTAACTATGACCGGAGGCATGGGCTTATCGACAGCTTCATAGTAATAGGCTTTCTGCTTTTTTGAGGCGACAGTCTTTTGCCTCATCACTAACTGTCTCTTGACTAGTCCCGCTGCGACCAAAGGTCTTAGAACTGCGGTGATGTTCTCAGGGCATCTATTGAATAGGCGCCCGATCTCAACAGCAGAAACGGGACCCTGACGCTGTTGTAAGTATTTTAAGTAACGTGCTTGTCGTTCATTAATCTCTGATGTCATTGGCGTGTTTTCCTTTGTAGACGCAGAAACTCTTCTTCCTCCTCTTCGCTGAGTGGGGCGAATTGCTCCTCTAGTGTTCCTTGCTCGGCCATCTTTTTGATCTCGGCGACCAATTCATCTAACTCTTCTTGAGTGCCATCAAAGTCATCAAAACATCCCGGCGCAAAAACGATCTTAAGTTCTTTGGTCATTGTTCACCCCTTGCTCTAATAGCTGCTGCCATTTCTTGCGCCCATTTCCTGTCAAGGTAGTCGCAGGCAAGATCTGCTTGCTTATCCATTGACCGAGCAATTAACTCACGCTCTTGCTCCCGAATTTGCCATTCCAGTTCTGTCAAAAGATTCTCGGTCGTGTCGCCGTGGCCTGTCGCGTAGCCTCTAATCATCATCCATTGGGCAACTTTCTCACGCTCTGCTGCGACGACAAGTGCGGCAAAGCGTTCAAGTTGTTTCAAATACAGAATACGTTTTGTGTCGTATTCATAAGGCAACCCCACCTCCCGCGCCATGCGGATTATTTGTTCTCTATCCACGATTCTTCCCCTTCTTTGTTACTCCATTCTTGCCACCTTGCTGCGATGAGATCTAATAAATGTTTAAGCAGCGATTGATCTGAATCAGATAAATCATCTCTACCTGCGTACTCAAACAGCAAGTTCCATATAGCTTCGCGCTCATGCTCGGCAACAAGATATGCAAAGTATTTAAGTTGAAAAAAAGCATGAACAACCCCGTTGGAATCAGCAAGCCCTGCTTCTCTAGCCATGCGGATGATGTCTTCTCTATCCGGCGGGTCGGCTTTTATCACGAGGCAATCCGGCCAGCCGTGAATGCGGTGGTCAACGTGAGCCACCGGCTCTTGCTCTGTCTCCAGTGCTTGGCGCAGGGCGGTAATGGCTTGCTTTCTGCTAACAAGCCCAGCATGACTTATTAAATCACTCTCCAGCGCTTCAAGCGCCTGCTGCATAGCTTCTCTGCTCATGTGTTCTTCTCCCGCAGTTTGGCTTCGATAGATTCCGCAAAATCCTCCACGTTCTGATGTTCATAGCAAATGTGAAACTCCACAGCATTGCCACTCGCTTTGTTGCATTTCCAGATTTCCTCATCCGTCAGCCCAACCCATTCACGTTTGCCGAGCTTGCAAATGCCGCACATACATTCAACAGTCTCTTGCGTAGGTGGTGATGTGTAAAGAGGTAGTCCAACAGGCAAAACGACAGCGCGGTCAATCGGTTGTATGACGCAATACCCGCCATAAGATCCAGACACATACGCTACAGGCCCACTCGTTGACCCTTCTCCCGCAACTTCGTCATTTATTTTTAAAGGTCCAAGCAGTTCATTTACCGGTACACCGAGCGCACGGCTTATGCTTTCTAAGGTTTTTGTTCTTGGCATGTGTATGCCCTGCTCATACCTACAAAGGTTTGATGGCGTTGCTTCGCAGATCAGACTGAGCATCCTGAATGACAGTCCTTTTTCTTTTCTTATTCGCCGTAGATTCCCCGGGAAGTATGGGTAATCTATGCTTGGTCGTTTGTATGTTTCTTCCATTCATCTTCTCCTGTTTTACCTTTTGCATCCCAACCCGCTCTAAAGGCTTGGCCGTGGGATGATCTTGTGAATACGAATCTGTTTAAACTTACCCCGACGTTTTTAGCCCATGCCATCCAACTTTCATACGCTGGATGGTTCTCAGCGGGGCAAGACCTTCCTTGGTTACATTCACCGTGACAAGGCGGGCATTTCATAGCTGCTCCGCAACTTGCTTGGGTACAATTTTTAATTGCGGTGTACTCATACACTCTCCTGTAAAGGTTGAATACATACTGCCTGTTACTGAGTCAACTAAATATCTTTTATTATCTATATAAACAAAACAGAATGAACGTAATTTTATACGGCCCAAAGAGTTAACATAAACAGGGAATGACTTAACCTTCTTTAACTCTTCCATGGGATATATATACCATTCACCCTTGGCTTTTTTTAGCTTTATCATCTAATGCCTTTGTAATTGTTAACGCCAATTTAATTTCAACCAAAGCGCTAGTTAATTCTAAGATGGCGCTCTTATAATCTTTTAATTCGCTGTGGTGATATGCCATGCGCACATGCTTATCAGCTTTTAATAAATACTCTGTGTAATCTATCAATTCATTTTCCCCTGTTGTTGAAGCTTCATTGCGTGAATCATGGATGACTTCACCATGTCCATTAAATAAAACATCTGATCTGGATCTACGGTTGATTTAACAACCAGATTATTCGCTTGATCCAGCCCGATGATCAAAAACTCTTGTAAATCCGGGAGCATTTCCATGCATTGTTCTACGGCGAACAATCTCTCTTTTGATATACCAGAGTGCTTTTTCAAGGTCTTGGATGTCATCATTACCTTCCTTATGCCCGGCTCTCCAGATATATTTAATGGCGTTGCCTAAACAAAACCCAAAGTGTTCTGTGATTTGAATGCACTCAACCCCGGACGGATGAGATTTATAATACGTTGGATTAATTGAATCGCTCATGGTTTTAACCAAGTTTGCCAACCTTCGGTCCAAGATCTAAGCCACAAATGTTTGCTTATTAATTCGGCGCCCATATTAAATAACTCAGCCGCAGTTAAGTGTTTGCTTTTGTCTTCCGTGTAATCATTTAATTTTTTTCTTGTGTTGTGATTAACAATAAACATCCCGGGTTGTACCCATACTTCTTTCCGGTAATGCGGTAAATAATCAATACCATTCAAACGAAATACAGGAGAAGCAACTGTCTCCATAATCTGAGCACTGATAATCATTTCAATCTCCTCTTTAACATTTCATCGGCGACTAAATAGGCAATGTCTGCAAACGCTTGTTCAGGTTTTCTGTTCGGCATTTGCCCCCAGTTGCCTGCAAAAATACCTGAAATAACTGCGGCGGCGAAGAGGTCTCTCAAGTCTGGTTTCTCGGGAATGTCCATTACGATTCCTTTGCAAAGAGTCCCTTCCAATACGCCCACTTCTTTTGATAGTGGGGATCTTCTGAGGGCGGTATCCATGAGTCGTGTAAACATTCTCTATGGTTGGTCAATGGTTCATCACTGACGACATGATCTCCATAGACATTCCATCTGTTGAGTGTCTTGGGGTATGACTGTTTCTTCCATACGCCCATGACATCACTTCCACTCTTCCATATCTTCTCGTCCATGTTTTTCCTTGATCATTTGGTCTGCTAGGTTAAAGGCATCTTTGGCTAGGTTGAGTCCCCCTATCCCGGGCTGTTTACCATGAGCGGACAGGAGACCCATCAAAGCAAAGGCCGCGAAGACATCTCTTAGTTCATCGTTGGTCATAACGCTGGAGGAAGCTGACAACTTTGTAGTGCCAGTTCCCTTTGAGTTGCGGTTCAATCTGCCTGAGTAATTGAATCGCGTGTTGGAAGATCGGGTTGTCTTTAACTTCGTAGTAGGCTTTAGCTTCTTCATCCATCTTTCCACTCCTGATATTGAGACAATAGGTCTGTAAAGGCTGTACGGGCCTCTGGTGACGCGTTTAGTTCTGCTCTGGACCTTACCCCGCAGATGTCCCTGATCGCTTGTTCTGCGGCGTTCTGGGACTTCTCAAAGGTAATGTCCGTTTCCATGAGAAAGTTCTGAAAGTTCTCGTCCTTCGCCAACATTGCTGCCTTGACGACAGGGTTTGTTGGGGTTAGTTCCTGATGTTCAGTCAGGCGCACCATCACCACTTGATACCTCGCCCCGACAAAATCCCGTACAAG